GATAGACCGAACTTCATCATGTACAGTTATCGGTGAGCATCCGTGTAAATTTGTTAAATATAAATCAGTTATACATGTTGCAGAAGTATTTCCAGTAAATGTTCCACTTCCTCCCGTAATTTGAACTCCGTTAACAAATAAAGTTGTCGCAGACATAGTATTAGTAAAAAACGGACCCTGTACATCTAAACCATTTGTAAAATTTGTTGCCCCCGATACTGTTCCTCCACTTAAAGGTAAATAATTACCTGTTACTGTTGCACCGCTAATAGAAGATAATAATACCCCAATAGTTGATGCATATGAAGAACCCGCAGGATTTTGTGAAGTATCACCTGTTTTCACTACATGAATAAGATCGTTTAATCCTACACTGTTAGTTATTATTCTATCGGTTAGTCTTTGTTTTGCCATTTTATTCTTTTATTTATAAATATTATCTTTACAACATTATTACTAACAATTATGAATTAATTCTTGATTATAAAAAGGACCACCCTCTTCCCAATCTGGATCACCCAAAATAGTAACATTTCCTTCATATTCATTACTATCATAAATCTGTGTAATAAAAACTGTATTATAATCACTAATTAATGTATTCGCTTTTCTAACACATTTATCATATTTATTCCTAAGTCCCGCAATAAAGTTTCTTTGTCTTTCATATGATGTAGTACCTGGCGTAAAATTAGAAAGATTATTTTGCGCCTGTATCAATGATTGTGTTATGCCACTACAACTCATAAAATTATTTAAATAATTATTTTGTTGTTCTATATATTCAGTCTCTAACTGAGATAGGTTATCTAATAACTCAGTTAATTGATTATTAAGTTGTGTTATTAAATTATTTTTTTCACTTATCTCTAAATTAATTTCTGAAATACTAACACTTAAATTAGGTGTATTAGTATCCTGTAAATTTAAAGAACATAATTTACTATTTAATAAATTTAATTGTTGGTTTGCAATCGCAATTTCAATCTCTTTATTACGTATTTGATTTTTAATGTTATTTATCTCATCACTAGTCGGATATATTGGTTTTTGTTCTACTAAAGAATACAAAGTTTCTTCACCTATACTGAAATCAGTTTGGGCACTTAAAGGACAATCATTTTCAACATCAATAAAATTTAAACTATATTTTTTATATTTAAATTTATTTTGATCAAATATAGTATTCCTATAAATTTTACCCGAATTATCACAACCTTCCCATATTGTAGTTGCAGGAACTACTTGCTCAATTAAATCTAACCAATAGTCACCAATTTTATCCATAAATTCAAACATCGTATCATATGTAAATTTACCCGATAAATCTTTACCACAATTACTAGCGTTTAAGTACAATTCGTAGAATAATCTAAGTAATGGGTAATCACTTATAGTTTGTCTACTTTTGACATCAATTAAATTACGTAAAACCATTTGATCAAATACATCCTTAACCATTATAGTAGTTGGGTCAGTATCAAAATAATCTAATGGGTTAATACAAACTGAATATGTATTATTAGTAGTAACACCTGAAACACATTCTTTCATTTTACCACAATACTCACAATCACCTTTACAATTTGCACACTCATCAATATCCCTCCAATAACAAACTTCATTAAGTTCATCCCAACGATAATTTTTACCTAAACCTAATCCATCTACACCAGTATCATTTAATAATTTATTAATAGATAAACAACATTCTTTTGTGATTTCACTACTTTGATTAAATGTTTGTGCGGTTATTCCTACCCCAATTTGTTGTTCAACACCACCAGTATAAAGTGGTGTACCTGAATAAACATATATTTCAAATAAATTAATTGTCCCATCACTGTCCTCAACAATAAGACTAAATAAATTATCTAAATTTTTATTATTGTTTAGAACTAAAATATCACTATTACAACTATCTTTATCTATATAAAATTTAGAAAGTGTTTCACCTTTATCTAATAAATCGTAATAGTTGACATTAAGGGATTCAGAATAATTACCTGTTAATGAATAATAATCATTTTTTAACTCTAATAATTGATTTTGTAAAACATCAGTAAATGTCTCACAACTAAATGGTATACTACTAGATGTGGATGCACCTAAATCAATAGTATAATTTGTGAGTGTATTATTAATATTTAATACACCATTAAAATTAATGTAGGTAGATATTTGATCTTGAAAAATGTATTCTTCTGCCTGTTGGAATAACATATCTTCTCCCGATTGGAATATCTTATTATCTGTTTCACAATTTGTAGGGCAGTTATCACAATCTATTTTTTTCCAAAAATTAAATACGTCACACTCAATTGATTTTGCTGGATCAATACTAAATGTTGTATTTTTAACATTTAAAATTAAATCAGAATGGTATACATCATAATTAGTATAACGATATTCTAATTCAGTCCATAATCTATCTTCTGGACTACTGAATTTAACAATCTCATAGTTATTTGTTGATGCAGTGTTACATTCACCATCAGGATAAACAGTTTCTTTTTTAACACCACCTTCATAATACACCCAAGATTTTTTATTGTCAATAACACAACTCAATTGTGGTATCATACAATCATTTATGGATAATATTCTATTAGTTTTACAATCAGAAACATTAACCATTATATTATCCACTAATAGACAAACATTACATTCATAGTTTTCTATTTCTATAGAGAAAAAGAACTCTTTATTCGGATATAATCTCCTTAAATCATCACATACACATTCAGGAATAGTAAAATTAAATGTTTTCCAATCTGGTTCAAATAAATTACTGTTATATACTATATTTTGTGAAGATAATTGACTGAATATAGAGTCTTCTATTTGTGCCAATAATTGTTCGTCACCATCTATAATAATACCACTATAACCTTGTGTCGGATCAAACTCCCAAATAGGGTTCACCGATTGTGTGTATGGTAAATATGTTAAGTTTGTATCAACACTATTTTGAGTAGTTATATTATTATTATCAACAAATAATTTAAAATTTATTTTTAAATCATCAATGTAATTTAAATAATTGTTATTATTTGTTTCCTCATATAACTCATAATTACTTAATAATGTATTATACCAATTGTTATAACATTCCTCAACCTTTAATCCTATATTTAATAATATTTCATTTACTTCTTCTAGATATTTTTCTAATTCTATTAATATATTAGAATCACAACATATATTATTAATTGTAACTAAAATACATTGTTTTTGAGAGGAATCATAAATTGACTCAACACCAGTAACTTCTTTAGTACAACATTCTACAGAAATTGTTTCACCATTACTTAATATTACCCCATTTGGTGTAATAGCGATACTATTAAGTGGATATAAGGTATTACAATTTACCGCAAAATTATCTATTTCTTCTGGTTCAAGTGCAATAACTACACCTGTACCACCTACAGGCCCTACAGGACCTACAGGTCCTACAGGTCCTACAGGTCCTACAAGTCCTACAGGTCCTACAGGTCCTACAAGTCCTACAGGTCCTACAGGTCCTGCTGGGTTAGTAAGTATACCCGTACCACTCGTTCCGCCACCAGTAGTTATTAAACTCCTAATACCATAACAAGGTCCTTTTTTATATAATTGTGGATTTGTGCCAGGAATTAAAGTCCAATCTTCATTATAATAAGATGGATCCATAACTGCTCCCGCAGGAGTTGGTCCACTAGCAGGGTTTATTAAATATTTATATCCATTACCATAATCATAAACATAACTACCTATAGTTAATGTACATCCGTAGACAATAGGTGTTCCACCACCACCTTTACCCCCACCAGCTACTGTAATAGATTTATAAACATTTTGTTGTTGATTACTATTTTTTTCTATTACCTGTTGATTACTATTATTTTCTTTTAAAAGAGTTTCTATTTCAGATTTTTCATTAGTTAAAGTATTAATCTGATTTTGATTTTTAGTTAATTCAATATTTAGTCTAACTTTTTGTTTATCAGTAAGTGTTATATAACCACTAGTATCCGTTATACTTTTTTCAGTTACACCTAAAATTTTGGCAGTTCTACTAATAGTGTTTTTTGTATCATTAGATAATAATGTAGATTTTCGCAATGATTCGTCATAACTTAAAAAACTATTAGCGTTTGTTGTTAATCTATTTATATTAGTTGTTAAATCTTGTATTTGTTTTTCTAATTCAATTATTAAAACAGAATTATTATCAAATTTTGCCTTTACTAATTGTTCATTTAATTGATTTACATTTACACAATCACTAAACAATTGGGAATAAATGATTATTTGTTCTTCATTTTCTTTTGTTTTAGAGGAAACACAATTATTATATTCTTTATTTTTAGAACCATCATTTTTTTGATTACCATAAACAATTATGGTACAATAACTAAAATAATCAAAACTTTTTAATTCTTTTATTTTGTTTTCATAAATACTACAATCCAAACTAGTATCTACATTAGTTAAAGCTTTTTGTAGAACTACAATATCACTTTCTTTTTTACTAATAATATTTGTAGTCTGAGCCAATTTATTTTTAAGTGCAGTTTCCTGAGAACTATACACTTGTATTTGTTCATCTTTTTGAGTATCTATAAAATTAGTTTCTTTATTTAATTCCACTAATAAAATAGGATCGACACCAATAGGCGTATTAGTAGAATTACCACCACTAACAGGAGAATTAACACAATTTGTATTGTATAAATCAATAATTCTATCTATTTCAGATAGTAACTTTTGAAAATCAGAATTAACTTTACTCCATAAACCACACTCTAACGGTAATTGTAATGAGCATATATTTTGTGTTGTTATATATTCACCATAATTGATTTCACATGCATCTACATTAAAATTAATATTGTAACAATTATCTAATAATAAAATTAATTCATTTTTAATTTTAACATACGCCTTTATGTAAGATAAAAGTTCTGAATAATTAAAATTCAATGAATTTAAAAATTCATTCGAAGGATTATTTGACAATGTATTATAGTTTTGTATGATAGTATTAACCCAAACTTGATTAGTGGATGCCCATTGATTTACTGAAACTACATTACCCCCAATTCCGATACAACATTCATTATTTGGTTCTAAGACATTAGTATTTTGCCATATCACATATTCTTCTACAGGATCTAAACTATCATTAAAGTTAGTTTGTAAATTTTGAGATTCTTCATCACTATTAGTAAATGCAACAAAATTTAAACAATTTATATTTGTTTTAGTTGCATCATATATTATAGCTGGATGACAAGTTATTTGATCCGCACAATCTATTAAATTTTGTGCCTCATATTTTAACATATAGTCAAATGAAAAATCAATAGTACAACTACAATCATCTAATTCAGGTAATTTAAAACCACTCCATTTTTCACTAGCAAATACAATTGATACGTTATTTATTGCATCGCACGATAATTTTGTAGGGTCAACCGCCGCAGTTATTATACTATTAGGATTTGTCGTATAAGGGTTATTCCCATTAAAAGGAATCAAAGTATTATTAGTATAATCAATAGTAAATTGACCAAACTGATATCCATAATATTCTGCAATGTTTTTATAAAGATTACTTAACTCATCAGAACTATTCCAATCTAAAATAAAATTATTATCGTATATAATAGGCGTAAAACTTATTCTACCATACTCATCTATCGATTCTACTTCCCAATTTGATGGTGTCATAAGAGATGGATCTTGTAAAATAGAGTTAGGTAATGGTGCAATAGATATTGTTCCATTAGCCAAACCTTTAACTATTCTAGCCTCATTAAAACAATCCCAAAATATTTCAGTCGCATAGTAATTATAAACAGAACCTACTGGGTTTTGTAAATTATAATAACTATTATTAACTGAAAAATCTATATAAGGTAAAGTATAATTACTACTTGATGTTGTTAATTCCGTAACAGTATTTTCATTTGTTTTTAAACAAACAATATAACTAGATACTTGATTATTTTGTAGAGATATCTTAGGTGTAGCAACATTTAAAGAAGTTGATGGTGTTGACTGATTTGACGAATTTTGAGTTACCACTTGATAATCAAAACCGTACCAAGCACAACACTCTGGACTACTTACAATTGAAGTTTGATTACAACTTATTTCATTAAAATAATTACTACAATTAGATAATATAGGTACACCTATAAGACTATTAGTTAATAGACTAGGATTATTATTAGCAATACAATAGTTTGATATATAACTTTCTGGTGACCCATATTGTTGTTGGAATTCTGTCAATGATATCTGAGTATTTATGTATTGGTAACATTTACCATTGATTTGATATGTTCCTTCTTGTGGGGTAGTATTATTAGTCATAGTAAATACTACTATACCATTAGGTAAAAATGAATTAGGTGTACCTATACAAGGTGCCAACTTAGAACAATATTCTGTCTGTCTACCATATTCATTTACATATGAAACATAATTACCCCCTAATGATACACAACAAGAAGGGAATTCGTCAAATGATACTTTTAAACCATCGTCATTAGTATAATAATAAAAAGGACTACATTCTTCCAAATTTAAATTAGAACAACTATACTCAATTAAATCCTTTTCTGTTTTATTTAAACAAATTTGTAATGTTTTATTAATATCACAATTTTCTGTAGCGACTTCATTTAAACAATTTTTTAGCGATAATTCATAGTTATTTTTTATAATTTGCCATTCAGGTGAATAAATCAAATAATTATCTTTTTTTATTAATTCTAAAAATGCATTATATTGAGTTTCTGCCTCATCAAAAGATTGTTGTAAAGTAGTTTTACCATCGTTTTGTAGTGGGGTTTCAATTATACTATATTCAACATCTAAACATTCTTCAATTGGTTGGTAACCGTTAATTAATGAGTTAAACGTAATTTGTGTAGTATAAATATCAGAATTATCACTTATACCGTTAAAAATACCATAGTTATAGTTTAAAAAGTAATTTTGGACTAAGGTATTCGCGGTTATAGTTACTGTTGGCTCATTATCAAAATTAGGTATAAAACATCTACTAAAATATTGTAAATATTCGTTACCGCCATCATAAGGTCCAACATGAGGATTATTACCGTTCAAAACTGATACAACATTAGAACCGTAAGTTTCCCTATACCATCCTCCAGCTTTTTGAAAGTACATTTCAGTAAAATCATTTTCTACTAAACCACCAGTTTCTGGATCAATAAAATTACTTATTACTATGTCACCATTAATAGGTGGTAATGGAAAACCATTTTCATCATACGGTATATTATCTAAATTAACTTGTCCCGTATAAAGATATAAAAGTTTTTTAATTTCTTCTATATCTAAAGGTTTATCCACAATGACAATATATTCATTAAAATTAACTAACGATTCTGGTGCCCCAATGAATCTAAATAAAAATTCTACTGCCTTTCTACTACCCTTACTTTTCCATAACCAAGCAATATTAAGAATTAATCTCCTATAAAGTTCAATATCTATTTCAGCTTGTGTCATATTTACCGATGTCCCACTAAAAGTAGTAGAACCATTACTAGGTAAAAATAATTTACTAAATGAAGCATCAGTGATAAAATTTATAGGTTCTAACCCTAACATAAAAGCCAAATCTTTTACTAAAGAATCTGGTACATTATTTCTTTTATCGTATGTTACTACATGTGCAAATTTTATCGCATTTATATATTTTTTTACATAATCAAATTCAACACCATATATTCTAAGTAATTTAGTAGCCTTTTCACCATTTATTACATAATCATTACCATCTGCCTTAGGCAATGAATCAAAACTACTTATTGCTTCAGTAGTATATTTTCTAATTATAGTATCAGTTTTTGTCTCATCTAAACCTTCACCTAATTTATTTAACGAATCTAAGTATGCAATATAAAAACTATCGAAAAAATTTAAATTGTATCCATCTTCTAATATTGGGAAGTTTAATATAGACTTAGATGTTAATAATACACCATCATCAGTATAATTAGTACTTATTATTTCAGATTTATATTTTGGGTATATATTTCTATTTAAAATGTTTAATTGGAAGTCATTTAATCCACTAAAGAATTTTTCTATTTCATCCTCATTTGGTTTTATAAAATAAGGTATCGATGCGTTTACATTGTTAAATAAGAAAGATAATTGGGGTATAAAGATACCCGTTAATTCAGGAAATGGATTACCCTCAACAACTAATCCTAAAACAGAATTTGTTTTTTGAACTGACGGTGTTATATTTTTAATTTTCCTAACAATACCATTATGCTCTACAACATAAGAACCATATTTTAATGTAAAATTTCTTAATGGATTGGATGTATCGTTATTACCAACGTATTGAGAATCCAATGTGTATTTAATATTGTAAGGGTTAACAAAGAAATTACTATTTACTGAAAAAGTAGATTCGTCCGCTTCAATATCATACACATAATCAGTAATATTGTATCCTGTTATACTACCAACTTTATTATCAACATAAATAGCGGCAGGCCATTTTTCTTGAATTTCAATAAGGGATGCCCTAATTAATTCTTTAGCTGATCCATACCATATATAACTTAATGGATTTGTTATATCTAAATTTAATTTAGTTCTAATATTTTTTTGAATGTCTAATTGAACTGTACCTTCATTTACAATATCATCTAATGTAAAAAATTTAGATCTAGCACCCTGTTTAAATAAAATATCTGGTTTAGGATCTAAATTTACGGATATTGAAAAATTACCGTTTGTGAATAACGTAGTACCTCCATCACTAGTAAGTTGAAAACCTACTAAATCAGGACTAAAATCCCTATACTCAATGTTATCATTGAAAAATATTCTTTGAGCATATCCCGCTACTTTTATTCTTTTATTCACCATTTAGGTTTTTAAAAATTAGTTATGTCATCAAAATCTTTTGTTGGATCAATAGTAAACTTCTGTTCTCTAACTTCATACAATGGTTTACCTGTAAATTGATCTTTAACTTCATATAAATTGTATTGTCTATAAATTTCATTACCGAAATTGTATATAGTATAAATACCATCTTCCAAAGATTTTGTTTGGTTGGAGAATAATGCATATGCTAAAGTTTCTTCATCAAACTCTACCATCTCTATTTCCAACATAACTGGATTAAAAAACGTATTTGTAATAATAACTTCTTGTTGTGGATTACCAATAAAAGGAGTCGCATTTGGTTTTATTGATGGTGCGGAAGCTGGAGTAACTGTACAAAAAACACTTGTTGAATTGTCGTTAAATGTATAAGCTTGTGACGCATTTGAATTACCTTGATTTTGTGTAATGGGTAATGCCCTATTATTTGATGTGACTATCCTAAATAAATTTTGAATTTTGTCTTGTCCAGTACCAGTTTGTTCTTTAAGATATTCTATCCTATACCCAACTAAGTTACCATTCTCAAATCTATTTTGAAACTCTAATGGTATTTGATTTATATTAAAGACTATTCCCTTCACATCTTGATTATCAATAAGAACCGCACAATCTTGTATTATGGCTCTAATTTGTTTTGGTCGTATAATAATATTATAATAACCTTTTGCCCCAAAAACTGATGTAGGTAGTTTTAATGTGTATAATCCACCAAATATTTCACTTATATTACTAGGATTTGATGCGGGTATCAATACTTGTGCAGGGTCCAAAGGAAATAACTCTACCGATGTTATTGATTCTCTATTAGGTGTATAACTGTAAAAAATTTCTACATCTTCTACTGATACATCTGCTGGTCTTATTGTTCCATAATTTCCTGTTGCCATAACTTTATTTTTATATTCTTATAAATCCACCTCTATTTGTGTCAATGTCATTAGTTGATTTGATTTCTGATAAAATTGCGTGTCTTTCAAATATATCAGCAATACCTCTATTTATAAATACCACACTCTTAACTTCTGGTTTAAAAACTACACCTAAATATTCTTCTTTTTTTGTATTTGCGTTAATAGATGTATTAAATTGATTCCATCCACCATTTGAAGCTATAAATTCTGTTTTATTATAACTTATTTCTTTACCGTATTCATCTATTGATTTTTGGTATTCATCTTTAAATGTTTTATAAAAAACACCTGTATTTTGTATATCATTTACCAATGAACCTATTTTATATGTAGTTTCTGTTAAACTATCATTTATAACCCCATTAAATATATTTTTAGGATCATCAGAAACATTTAAATTTGTGACATATATATCATTTCCGTTAATATCTTTTCTATAAGATTTAACCTGTTTAAGTAACCCATCATCAGTAGTGCCAGTTATAGTAGCAACAGGACTAAAATAAAAATTTAATGGTGCACCCGCCAATCTACCGTATTCAAAAGAATTAAAACCAACAGGTTTATTAATTAATGACGGATTTTTTGGTATAAATGATTCATCAGTAAATAACCCCATGTCATCAATATCTTGTTTTAGAAAAACATTTATATCGATAGTATTAGGTATTTTTTGTCCAAAAGAATCTAAAATAAAGTTACCTTCTTTATCTATTTTAAAATTAGGTATTTTACCATAATAATAATTAGGGTTTGTTTCATCTATTATAGTTTTACCTTCAGAATTTTTTATCAAAACACTTTTAGGTATACTTCTTATAGTATAATTTTCTAAATTTCTTTTTTTCCTTATTATTTCCATATCATTTATAAATATCTAAGGAGTGATTTGCCAAAATGTTAGTGTAGGAATTCCGCCGTTTGATGGGTTTAGATTAACACCTGGAGGTAATTGTAATTGTTTAGCATTAGGTGAAAATTTGTATTTATATATTCCATTATCATTTTTAAGAATAATTTTTAAATAAAAAATACCATTTTCACCTTCTAAACTAGTTATTGTTATATTATTTGGGTTAATGGTTTTAGATGCTGCCATATCATATGTTTTACCATTACCAGCATTGTTAAATTGCACTGCACCATAAATAATATATTCTTGATTAGGTGCGGTATCAACTAAATCCTTAAACCAATATATTTGAAATCCTTCATTTATTTCTTCTGGTTGTGTTACAGGATCACCTAAAGTAAAAGTTATAGGACAATCATCTATGGGTAAGACAAACCCGAATGAATTTTCTTGTTCTTTACCTACCTGCACATAAACATCATAAAATGAAAGTAATTCATTTTGTCCACTATAAGGTTTATCAAAAAGTGAAAATCTTATAAAACTATTTATAAATCTATTAGTTCTACAAAAAATATCATCAAATATAAAACCAATATCTTTATATAAACCAGGTACCGCACCTGTTCCCCTATGTAGAGGTGCACCTAACGCAATACTTTCTGGTGTATAAAAATTTAAATTTATTTTAAACTTACTTATTAAATTCCAATTATTATCTGCGGGTTTAAAAATAACTTTTTTATAATCTATTATCGGATTTATAGAATTTTCTACTTCTTCATCTACAAATTTATCTTGTATTAGTTCTGCATTATCAACAGGAAAAAAATTTGTACCCAATGCGATATCAATAGTAGTTCCACTACCAATTTTATCAATCAATATTTTTCTTTTATCAACAAACATCGTCAATTTCTTTTTCTTTTAATACTGAGAAATCAATACACCCACCACCAATATCTCTTTTACCTAATTCATAGTCACCAATATAATCCCCTAAAGTCACCTCCAACTCAATAGGTATAAAACCATTATAATTAACTAAATTTAATAAACCATCTGATCCACCAGCATTAACAATATTAGATACTAATGTACCAGAAGTAAAAGTATATCGTAAAAAAGTAGGATCTTCTATTAATTTTAAAAATTTATTTTGATTTACGTTATTTACATCAGATGCCCCTAATGTAAGAGTTTCCGATATCAATAGAAATTCACATGGCGGATCTTGCCTTTGGAAATAAAATCTTTTATCTAAATATAGGTAATGTGCCCCATCTTCAAATGGGTAATCTACTCCATTACCAGTACTATCTATTTCACCTATTTCTAATAAATCTCTCCATTTAAACACGTTTGGAGAAATCTCTGTCGCATAATCAGGTATTCTAAATGATTTTCTTAACTTAACTAAATCTGTTGGGTTAGTAATGTTATATTTATCAATAATAGATTGTAAATTAACTACTGGATTTATAAAATTCGCAAATTCTCTAATTTGTATTAAATTAAAAGGTGAATATATATAACCCTCTGTTTTATTTTCTTTTGTATTATCTATTTCATTTAATCTTTCTCTATAAACTGTATTAATTCTATGGTATATTACTTCTAACCTTCTTTCCAATAATTCATTTTCATTATATTCTACAATATCACCATCAAAAATATCATCTGATTCATCTATATTTTCATAATAGAATGAACCAACAAAATTAGTATCACCATATGATCTTACATTATAGTTTACATTTGTATCATTTTCTAATAGATAACCTGCGGAAATCTTAGTCCAAAATCTTGTATTAAATGGTGTCGGTAAATTTTGTTGTTTATATTGCCAATATTGTGTATTAATCGATGTTGGATCGTTATCGTTATCATTTTTTACAATAGTCAAATATAATTCACTTAATGGTCTATTTAAATTATCTACTAATCCATTAACATCAACGTCTTTTTTAAAATTAAATGCCGCAACATCGTCATTAAAATATGTAACCCCATATGCGGCAGGGTATATATCATAATCTTTATAATCAGAACTAGTTAAAGATTTAAATTGTCTAACATAATAAGATGATGGTTTATTTCTAACTACTCTTTTAACTGTACTAATACCAACAGTAAAACTTATATCCGATGGATTAACATCAATTACAAAAGTTCTAAGTTTATTATCATTAGTTTGGTTACCTAATTTAAAAACTTTAAAAGGTTTTACCCCTAAATTTAAAGTATTATTTAGTGTGTTATCAATAAAGTTTAATAAACTTATTCTATCACCATCTATTAATCCGTGATTCATTGCAGTTCTAAAACCAGTATATTTTCTACCATTAAGTTTGATTGTAAACTGTTCTATAATTGGTATTCCGTCTTTTAATGAAATATTTGCACCATTTTTAACTATAACTATATCTTTACTTTTAAACGGGTATGTTATTTTCAATAAAAAATTCTGAATACCATCACTATCCAAAAAATTTAATCTATCATAACCAGGATCAAATGGGAAGAATTCGCATAACGCACTTTTGTTATCATTAAATTGTAACGCATCTTCATCAGGTTCATCATTATAATAACCTATCCAGCCATCTTTCTCAAATATTGCACTACTTAAAATTGGTTTACTTACAATATTTTGGTTTTGATTCCTATAAATTTTTATATTTTCATTAAAAATAGTGTTACTTATAACTGGTTTAACTACGCCATAAAATCTATATATACCACTTTCTCTTCTTTCCTTTTCGAATTGTTCAAACTGACTTACTGTTGTATCAACTTTATTAAGTGGTATAGGTTTATTAACATTTTCTAAACCAAATTGTATTTGTGTATCTACATTTACATTATTAGGTAATCTAACACTATTTAATAATATTTTATTTGTATCTTCCATTTTTAATCAGTTTGAAAATTTCCACTAAAATTAGTATTTGTTAGTATTGGTGGTGAACCTACCTCAACTTGTTGTAATAAAGTTTCACCTAAACAAGTTTTATAAATAGTAAATGGATTTTGATTCTCATTCCCAACATTAGGAGAATTATTAATATTCTCATCAACAGTAGAATTAGATGGACCAATACCTTTAAGTGTTGTAGCATTTATTTTATCTGCAAAAAATAGTGAAACGGTTTTATGCAATGCAGTCTTTCCTGGTACTAAACCAAAATAAAGATAATAAGGGGTTTGTGTTCTGTTAAATTTAATACCTTTAATTGTGTCTAAACCATTTAATCCATCATCAGTTTCATCAATACCACCATTTGCGGTTTGCCCAAAATTTAAAGAGCCACCATTAGGGTAATTTACATAAGATGAGGTTTGACCTGGCGCTAAACCATAAAAATAATCGACACTACCATTTGTTTTATAATAACCACACGCATCACCTGTTATAAATGAATCACCATCATTATATTCTGATAAAATTATTTCACCATCTAAATTATAATAAAGTGGTGTACCATCTGTTAAAGTTAATGGTTGATATGTTTGGTAGTCATTATTAAATTCTATTGAACCGGGTCTCATATGATGAAATTTTAAGTTAGAAGCTTTATAACCATTAAATCTTCTACAAAAATAATTTCTTACATCAGTATCATGATTGAAACGTAAAAAACAATTACCTATTTCTATACCAATATCATTTGCATCGATAATTTCAACACCAACTTGTGATTGATTTACTGTTGCCGCAATATTAGAACAAACTGTACTAAAACAACTAAATTCTACATATGCCCTTAAATTAAGTGATAAATCTTTTTTATCATCAAATTTTTTAATTTCTTTAATATTACCATTTAAGTATGGTGTGGCACTACCCAATTTAGTTTTAAATTCTTCATAACTAACATTGAATGTAGTTGTTGGGATATCGTTTAAAATAAAAGGTATGTCATCTATATCGCAAAAAACACTACTACCTAATTCCATAATAGTGGTAGGTAACATTAAATTTGCTTTATATTCTGATAAATTATATTTAACATCGTTACTAGGAATATATGGTGTATAATATATTTCATTATCCCACCAAGTTATTAAACCATGTTTTATTATTTTAATGTAATTATTATATGAAGTTACATCATATACGCAAGGTGCAACACCATTAGAGCCACAATCTGGTTCACAAGTAGGTGTTGGGCATTCAGATTCTTCATTCGCATCTGAAGTTTCTCCTTCAGGTTGGGTTATATTCTCAAAGAAATTTTGATTATCAGGTAAAAATTCGACTGAGGGTAAACTAGTAGTATATAATGAACAATCATTAGATGTTTTGAAATATTCTTTTCTTTCCATCATTCTTGTATCGTCACAAATATTTCTATGGTGACCGTGACCACCTATGTTTTCCCAAGAAGTTGTACCGTCTCCGCCATCAGTTTCAACATACTCAGGTTTTCCGTGAACTCCAGGAACTTCTCTATCTTTTATTTCATATGGGATACCTTGAGCATTAAATGTATTTTGAAAGTCTGTAAAGGAATTAAATTTTATTGTACAACCATCAAATGATGGAGTGTTCCCTTTAAATTCTAACTCTTTTACTGCCAAATTTAAATTAGGTGTTTGTAAATCATTTTCTTCTGTACCATACCAATCAGTAACTCTTCTACCTTTTATCTTTGCATTACATCCATTAACACTTAATGTTGGATTAGAAAATAGTATCGATGGTATTTTAATTCTCCATTGGGTAAATGAGGGATCTCCCTGAAAATTTTGACTGTTACCTCCCCCTCTACAATCAAAATCACAAAATTTATCTTTTTTAATTTGTCCAAATTTACGTTTAGATTTTTTTAATTTATATTTTCTTTTAATTAGTGGGAAATATAAAGTACCACCAACCCAATCATTATAAAAATCAAATTTCAACATTCTAAGAAAAACTGCTACAGGCTCCATTACACAAGAAACCCAATCTTTAATTCCTGCAGTTTGTAAACCACCACAATTCAAACATTTAAATGGTTCAACAAATGGTGAATTACAACCTTGTGAATTACCAAATGGACTCTTTATTAAAGTAACCCTTATATCCAAACCTTCATCTGCACATTTTAAACCTATTAGAGGTATTTTAACACAACATTTACTACAACAAGGTGGACTAGAAGGGACACCTGCAGTGGCTAAAGCCTGTATAGTCGCATTATTACTAGGACATCCATTATAAGGATATGATGGATTGGTTTGGGATGAGGGGCAACAACTATGGGTAGAAGAAGCAGGACATATTCCTTTACATTTATTACACAATAAAGGACTAAAAATACATCTCCATTTTATATAAATTTTTAAAGTAAATACTGTACCACCCGAACTGGCACACTCATTCCCACAACCATTCGTACCATCACCGCAATCACCACCGCAATATAAATCTTTATATGGTTGGTTACAAAATTCAAATCCAGCTGGTAAGTTAAAACAATAAACTAAATAAATTGTCAACCCAACAGGTATTTTTATTGAGCATATTTGGGTTATAAGTCCATTAATGATGTTTAATATCCCATTAATGAATCCTACTATATGACCAAAAAAAGTTAATATAAGACATATTATAGTATATAAAGGATTTAAATTAATATCAATTCTATTTGTTGGGAATTTATTAACACCTTCCGCATTTAATATATCTTTAATACCTATAAAACCTCTTGCCTCATCTCCATTCTTACCACCTAATTTTTGATACCTACTTATATATTGTTTTACAGTATAAACTTTTTTCCACCTAAAAGGATAAAATTCTTCTAAATAGTTATATTGGTTTCTTAAATCATTTGCATACGGTGTACCAGTAGTTATTGTAGATAACTGTTGGTTTATGGTAAAATCCTGACTATTCTTTAAATCTTCGGGACTATATTCACTAAAATTAAAATTATTATTTGTATTAGGGACTAAAAATTTCGCCCTTTGTCTTAATCTTTTATCATTAGAAGTGGCATCCATAGAAATCCTAAATCTATAATCACCTTCAGTGGCAACACCTTTAATTCCATCAGGAGAAGGTACTAAATTACCAAACTCATCAGTTACCACTTTTCTTATGTTCATAGGAACTAATAAAGACCAGTTACCATTATCGTCAATACCATTACCTTTAAAACTATATTTTTCTATTCTACCATCAACTGTTCTCCTTAATGCCTCTATATTACCTGCACCAGTAATAACTTCATTCATTTTACCCATTTCTCTGGCTGGTTTACAATTCTTATTTAAAGAATCTTTTTCATCGTCAGAAAAAACACTACCCATAAAAATGGCAGTGGGTACTAATTCTAAATTATCGATAGAGATATCATATCTATTTATACCTAACCCATTACCGACACTTAAACTATCACACCAATAAGGTTCAATTCTTACAGGTATATTTTCAGAAAAAATTTGTGGTAAACTATCTAAATTATTAGAAGATTTAAATTTAAATCTATCTTTAAATAAATCATCACTATATCCTTGTTCTATTAATTCAAAAGGTCTCACAGATAAAAACCCTATATCACTTACATCCATATCATAATGTAAGAAATGATCACCTACTGGAACACCAAATAAAATATAATCTCCCGCCTCATTTGTTGTAGTAGTATATTTATAATACTTCTCATAAATTTCTAAAGTAGTATTATTATCTAATATTTCTCTTTTTTTAGGAAATGTACCAACAGGTGTATGATCTAATGTTTGTTGATTTTTAGGTAATACATTATATCGTATACCATTTTTATTTTTTTGATCAGGAAATGGTTCTGTATAAGGATAGATTGATGATTTAACAGGATCTTGTAAATCATTATCATCTACAGGTACAAATATAGAAACTCTAACATTTGGTACACCAAATCCATTATTGATTATAACCCTACCCGCAATTACTCCATATTCAGAACAAAAACTTTGGTAATCGTCTTTTTGTGATATTTTTAAACTTAATATTTCTAAATGATCATAATTTTGACTAAGATCAACATTAACCTTTAAATACCCATTGTCATTACCTGGTGTTGTCCTAATTCTAAATGATTTAGACATATTAATATCATTTTATCCTTTTATTATTTTTTATTTTCAAAAATTTCTATATCATCAAATTCTGTTTTAGTTTTATTTTCTTTTTTTTCTTTGTAAGAAACTGTATCTTTAAATTGTCTTTCACGTTTCTTAACTTCTCTGTTATGTTTAAATTTCGCATAAGAAGTTAAAATACCAATAAAAAAGTCTTTAAATTTTTTACTTACTTTAGGTAAAGACTTTGGTAAAAAGAATGTCATAAAAATTTGTCCAACTAAAACTAAAATAATTAGTGGTAATACAACCACTATCGATAAAAACGCAATGATTTTAAAAAAGAAATTACCATTATAATTCCCATTCTGAATTGATTCAGGAATTAAATTAATATCCATAGTTTGATTTTGTTTACCCCCTTTTTTACTTTTTTGATTACATGTTTTACATTCCATAACTTTAATTTTTTTTATTAAAACTAATTATTTTTTTAAAAAAGTAATTACTATGAGGTTGAAATTGTAACTTTAATATCTTTATTTGGGTATTTAATCTCAAACATCGCATTAGGTGCACCGAATAAAGTATATCTACCTAATAAATCAATTTGTCTTGTAACATCATCAATATATGGTTGAGCTATCTCATTTAAAGAATATTTACCATTTTCGTTAACTTTATTATAAACTCTAAGATCGGTAACATTTAATACACCTGCCACATTGTTAATATTTTCAACTAATTGTGAAAGATAGATATTATCACCCATTTCCCATTTATTTATATCAAAATATTGTGTAATAGATGAAATAACCCCTGAAATAACTTCTCCTTTTGGTACTGCCTTATCTGCAAAAATATCTACCTCAAAACCTAAATTTATTACCCTACCATTTTTAACCGTAACATAATCATTTATCATTCTAAAATCAGCCAAATATTCGGCAATATTTTGTTTTAATGCTGAAGTGGCTTCAGTAGTTAATTTACTACTAGCGTCTAATGCTAATATATAAACATTTATTTTATTTCTTTCTTCCCACACACCTGTTCTAAAAGGAACTCCAAATTTACCAGGCATCAATGGTATTCTACTTTGATAATCTTTTATAGTTACACATCTATTTTGTGCCGAAAAATTATATTTAACTAAATTTCTTATTTCTTCCACAGATGGTTCTTCTTTACCACCTAACGCAGGAATTGGGTTATTAACACTAATACTATTACTAATAATTCTATTTATATTGGAATCGTCTCCATTAATAATTGTACTAACTGTACCCAAAGTAGTTATTGTGTTAGGACCAATATTAGAATCTTGTCCCCCACCTATTCTATACCTTACATATAAAGTATTATTTGTTTGTGGTATCTCACCTAAAGAAAGGTTATTTACTACTCTACCTATTCTATCTATTTGTCCTCTACATCCTACAAAATCATTTAATTCAGAAATATCGGCATCACCTGCACCAAAAGTAATTTTACAAAATCCATTATCTGTAAATTCTTTTATGAACCTTTTAGGTGCATTTTTCCATTTTCCGACAACTACACCTTCTCTATCTGATACCGCATTTTCATCCTCAATATAAATTTCTGCCTGTGCCAATGCAGGTACCTCATACCAACTTAAATCAAAATTAGAAAATTCATCTTCTGTTGGGTTATTTACAAAGTTAGTACCTTCTTTTATTATAATATTTTCAATAGATAAGACATTATCTTCTGGTAATATTATTTCTAAAAATGGTCTATAATCTCCCCTACCTAATGTTTTTTTATAAATTTTAGTAAAACCATTTAACATTATTTCTCTTTTTGTAAGTGAGTAGTTTTGGATAATTCCATTACCGTCAATATTAGGTATTACTAATCTGTTAGGTATTCCTCCAGTAGTGAAAGGAGATGAAAAATCACAATCCTCAATAAGTTCAAATACTTTACCTGCACCTGTTGCCTGTGAACCTTTTAAAATTTTAGGTGCATAACTTATATCAAATGTATCACCATTTACAGGTATATTAGTCACAGTCCAATCTACAATAGTAATACTAGGTCTTTTACCTGGTATATTTAAACCAAATGTTCTAGCCAATTCTAATATAGAAGATCTTTCTTGTGCGTAACTAATTTGAGTTTCATTAAACATTCTATCAGTATGGAATGATAACATATCTCCAACCGCAGCGTTTAATTCTAATAACATCATACCAACAGAAGCATCATTAAAATCTGAAAAAATTTCTGGATAATATTTTTGAATGAATTCTATAAGTTGTAATCTTACGTCAGAAAAATTACGTGCATTATAATCAATTTTTTTTACCATATCTTAGAATGTTAAGGTTACTGTATCTGTACTTGTGAAAGTTCCCTCTGTAACAGTATAAGTTAACTCCACAATTATTAATTCTTCTATGTCATTATTCCTAAATGAAATATCATTTATAATTAAATTAGGTATATATAATTTAATTGTATCATTTAGATTATTCCTTATATCCGCATGTGTTATCTCATCATTTGGTTCGAAAATGAATTTTTTTAAATCACTACCAAAATCAGGAAGATATAATCTTTCACCTTTATTCGTTAATAAAAGATGTAATAAATCTGCCCTAATCGCATCTTTATCACTTTTATTCAATTTAAAATAAAAACCGTTTCCAGCATCTCTAAAAGGAAAATCAATATTTATATACCTAGTCTTTGCCATATGTATATAAATATAATACTATAAAATTTTTGAAAAGAAATAATAAAATAATTATTCTTGACTACATTTAATTTGCATATTGAATATTGTTCTATCTAGTGGGGAAAATGCCAATACTATTAATTCAAGATTTTCTGTTTCTTTATTAATTTTAAAAGAAGCACCTGATTTCATTATAGAACCATATCTACCTATGTTATCCGCAATACTTCCTGAATTTATTATGTCATCGGTTATTTTTTCCGCTTCAGCATCACCATTTTTAAATATATCTTTTACGTTTAACTTACCACCCTCAGATTTAATCGCCGCATTAATACTTTCTAATAAACCATCTTCACGTTTATAGATTATTAATTCACCAACAAAATTTCTTACAATGTTTTCCATTTGACTATAATCGTTATCACCATCAGCTAAAGATTTTTTAATCTTTTCTTTTGTTGTTTTTGATTGTAACGGTAACATTTTTTTTCTTTCTGGAATACTTAGCGCAATTTGTCTATATTCTGTATTATAAACATCCCCCATAAATCCACTAAAGAATTCTTGATCTCCATATCTAACATAAAATGCGTCAGGAACTACTAATGAATCAAATGCGATTGTTATAACATCACCAGCACCAGCAGGAAAACTACTTTTAACTGTTGCCGCAACAAAATTATTTTGTTTTGTTCCTCTAGCACCTTCTTTTTTATACTCTTGATTACATTTTATTGGGGGTTTAGGTGTAATACAATTACACGCATCCTCTGTTGGTTTTATTTTACCTTCTGGACAATCACATTTTTCAGTTTTTTCATTATATGTCATCCCATCAGGACATTTACATTCACCATTTTCATCACGTTTCATACATTTAGGGCAACCACACTCACAATTTTCATCAGGAGATTTCTTACCTGCCTTATCACAAAAACATTTACCGTCTACTTTATATAACCCTTTTTTACATTCACATTCTCCGTCCTCTTCTAACCTTTCCATACAATCAGGACAAGGTTCTTTTTCTTTGGTTTTACATAAACAACCTTCTTTAATTTGTTCAGGAGGACATTCACATTGTTTAGTTTCTTCGTTATATGTCATACCTTCAGGACATTTACAATTACCAGAATCATCTTTTTCCATACAAGGATCAGGACAAGGTTCTTTAAGAGTATAACACACATTTGCGGTTACCGCAACTATTTGTCCAGGATTAAGTTTTCCTGTAGCGATTAACGTCCTCCAATACTCATCAACATTATCTTTAGTATATAAACTACCCCCCTCAATATATTTAGGTTCGGTGGTTGGATCTAATTTTATACCATAAGTTTTTCCATGTTTTTCTAAAGTTTCTTTAATTACGGCAAATAAATTCTCTGCCCTTTTTCTAGCCAATTTTTGATTGGTGGCTTGATCACCTTTATATTGGGATTTAGGTAATTTTTTACCACTAAAAGGTTTAAATTCAAATTGTGTACAAACACCACCATATTTCCTATCTGGAGGTATTTCCCATTTTTTACAATAGTCATTATCAAATTGGGGTTCTACAGGTCCACCATAAAAATTACTAGCAAAACCTTGTAACGTAATATCTCTTATATACATTGTACCACTATCCAATGCTTCTTGGTATTCAGGATTGGCACTAACAACTTTTCTAAGTTCTATTATAAAATTTTCTACTGCTTTTGATCCTGTAGGGACATCTACCACAAATCTTCCCGTAGCTTTCACAAAAAAACAATCATTTTTATCTGCAGTTTTTTGACCACCTTCTGATGATGATTTAGTATCTTGATTTTGTTCAGGTTTATCTGCTGCAGGTTTATCTGTTGCAGGTTTATCACTACTCTTATTTATATTGGGTTGTGATGAGGTACTCACTTCCATAATGTATGAACCCTTATCATACACCATCAAATTTTTCATCCTTTGTAATTCCTCAAATAAATTCCTCATAAATTAATTATAATTTTTTTTGGCAGTTAAAAAAATAAATATTATATTTGTTATATAAATACTTAACAACTATGAAAAAAATACTTTTATCACTATTAATTTTAAATAGTATCTCTTGTTTTTCTCAAGAAAATTTTACCAAAATTGAATTTGATAATGCCACTCATTATGGTGAAAAATGGAATACAGACATAAAATTATTTCTTTACGGTAATTATACTCAAGAAAACTATGAAACTGTGGTAAGTACCGTAAAAGAATTTAATTCTCTTATGGAATCAATAAAAATAACAATTGTTGATGATATCAATAAATCTAACTCTGTAATATATTTTACTTCAGATGATGAATTCATAAAATTATTTGATTGGAGTTCAAAAGATGTAAAAAATTCTACTGGAATAACATACATATATCACGCTGGTAAAAAAATAGTCAAATGTAGAACTCATATAGATATTATAGAGTGTGGTAAACATAAATGTACTCCGATAACCATAAGACACGAAATGTTCCATATTTTAGGTTTTTGCCATCAAGAAAATGAGAAAAATACTATTTTAAAAAGTAAAAGCGTTGATATGACAGAAAGGGATAAAGAAATGATTTCCTTATTATATAAAAAATAAAAGTCGGAGAAATCCGACTTTTATTTACTTTATAAAAGTATTACCTTTTAAATGTTTAGGTTCGTAAGGACAATGTTTACAACCACTACCACAACAACTACCTCTTCTTTTATGATACTCTTCAGTCATCACTATCCTACCTTGATTATCATAATAAAATTCATTTGGTTGTAGTTTAGGTTCAAATTCTCTTACATATAGTTGTTGGATCCAATCTTTTGACGCACCTACATTCATTATTAATTGTTTTTTCTTTGATTATAGAACGCTAACAATACTTGATATGTTAACGTTACATCATTACCCCATTTAACATCCATAACTTAAACAATTTCACAAGCTCCTCCTGCACAAGCAACCTCACCAGAAAGATTAGTATTATCTTGTAATTCAATTACCTTAGATAAATCTACAGATGATAAAGATTTCATCATATTTTCATAAGTTTCTTTATCACAATCTTCAAAAGGTGCTTGTTGGTAAGTTCCTCCGTTATACGGTAAAACAGATAAACCATTATAGAATTTTCTATTAGTCCACATCCATTCACCAGCCAATTCCCAATCTTCTTCTTTTAAAGAAATTGTTGCAGATACATTATGAGTATTTTGCCCACCTCTATGTCCTGGCTTAATCCATTCTTGTGAAACTTTTTTAACTCTTTCTAATAAATCAAAAGGAGATTCATACCTCAAAATAGATCCCTCTGGTGATTTTTGCGGTATCGATATAACTGCAGTATCATGAGGTCTAAAAATTTCGTCTTCTATCAATTCAGGATGATTAATAGAAAGGTATGTGTAAATAGCTTCATTTTTACCCACTCTTATTCTTCTAACATAATAATCATTATGCCAAGCATGTATACCTGATGAAGTACCCAAAACTAATGATGATGTCCCTGATGGTTTAACTGTAGTAGTTCTAGCTGCAGAATTAATCCCTATTAATTTTGCAACTCTTTCGTTTTCTTCTTTAACCGCTTCAGACGCAGCTTTCATATCATAACCTAAAACTACACCAGATCCAATACCTGTCATACCTACACCAATAAGTGCATCCTTTTCAGTAGTTCTTTTCCATACATCTCTTAAATAATGGAAATCAGTATAACCAGCCTGTAATGTTCCAATAAACGCCGCCCCTTTAACTCTTTTTTCAAAATCTTCTTGTGATTCAATACCTGAAGCGTTTACCTCACATAAATTACAGAACTGATATGGTCTTAAACCTATCTCACAACAAGGATTAGTTCCCCAATCTTTATCATTTGAAAAATAAATTCCTGGTTCACCTGCCCCACTTAATTCAATTCTTTTCCATAGATCCAAAAAGAATTCTTTTGTAACTTTATGTCTTAATAAAACTGCCGAATTATTTGCTCTACCTCTTTGTGGATTCAATTCCCACCAATTTCCAGACTTACAAGAAATCATTTCATTATCATCCGCTGAGAATAAACTAATTAATGCAGCTCTACGGATACCCCCTGCCAATACTGCGTCCGCAATATGACATATAATATCGTGAGTTTCAATAGGTGTTAATTTTTCACCATCATTTTTAGAATCTAATACTTTTTTAATATTATGTATACAATCTTTTAAAGGTTGAGGTCCAGGTGCCTTACCACCTGAAGTAACTAATAACGCCCCTTTTTGTCTAATATCAGAATAGTCAAATATAGGTGTAGATGATTTTACACCAAAATAAGATTCAACTAATAATTTAATTGCATCTGCCCAACCTTCAATCGAATCACTAATAAGGTATCTTCTTTTTCTATCAGGATTAGGTTTTCTAATCTCAGGTAATTTTTCTACGTGATGTTTTTGAACTGAATACCCTACACCAGTACCACCTAACAATAAAAACATTGTTTCAGAAAATGCGTCAACGTGATCAATAGGTAAATATGCGCAATTATATACCCTATTAGGTGATATCTCTATTGGTTTACCTCCAAATTGTAAACTTCTCATTGATGGTAATATTTTTTTATCATACACTAATTTATATACCTCTTCAATTTCATCTTTAATATTAGGGTATTTTTTTTGATGCATTTCTTTGTTTCTAGTGACTAATTCTTCCCAACTCTCCCTTCTGTTTTTTTCTGGTAAGAATTTTGCATATTTCATATAAACTGTAATGTCAGACAAAATTCTGTTTGATAATTCCATTTTTTAATAGTTTTTTAATTTTTTTTATTATTAATTTTTGGTGTGTAAATTCCTATATGACTTAATTTGTAACTCATCATTTTTTTATTTTTTTTACTTTAATTAAGTGATTCTCTTTTTTTGTTTAAAGTTTCTTGTATAAAATTAGAATCTTTTTTCTTAGACAATTTATCATGTTCTAATAACGTTATATCTCTACTATCACTAGTATCAATAACTAATGTACCATTATCAAATAAAATGTCTTCAAATACAACACCGTCTTTACCAAATCTAGATTTAAGTATAGCTAAAGTAGCTCTTCCTTGTTCTTTTTGATCCAATGTTTTAGCTGCCGATAAAATAAAATGCCCAATCTGTCCTTTTTTAATAGAACCACCCATCATATTTGCCTCTACTAATTCCGCACCAATAGCACTTCTGTTACCTTGTACTGCAGTCCATCCTGCCACCCCTAATTCAGATACCATAGTTTCAAATTGTCTCATTACATTACCTTCACCACTAAATTCATCTTTAAATTGTTTATTTGGCTGAACACAGTCAATGTAATCTAAGAAAATAACATCAGGTTTAATACCATTAGAAATTAATTTTTTAAGATATTGTCTAATATGTGGTATTGTTGTCCCATCACTAGGCATTCTTTTTAAAATTAAATTTCCAGGTAATTCTTGAAAATTAGATAACTTTTGTTCTACTTCATCACTTCTGTCTTCTAATTCACTCAAAGGTACTTCAGTAAAACATGTGTAATGTTTTCTTTGAATAACTTCTGTAGTATCCTCAAAGAATATTTGTACAACATTTTTACCCATCTTAAATGCAGTATTTGCCATTCTAGTCATCAATGTAGTTTTACCTACACCAAACGCCGCCAAAATAACTCCTATCTCACCTTTTGATAAACCTCCACCCATTAAATTATCTATACCAATTAATCCTGTTGGGATAGGGTTTCTAAAATCCGCAGATAAAACGTTTTTAATTCCGTGAAAAACATCCACACCATTGTCTTTTTCTGTACCCACAGTTATAGCTTGTTTAACTATTTCTTCACACTCATCATATCTATCAAAATCTCCAGTATCTAAAATTTTCTGAATTTTTAAAGTAGCCTTCTTAAGCTCTTGTTGTTTGCAAAACTTAATGGCAACGTCTTGTGTGTGTAAACAATCCTTATTATCTGAATCTTTAACTTCTTTAATTAACTCATTTGCTGACTCTCTGGTAATTTCTCTTCTTACTTCTGTTTTAACAAGGTTAAAGATGGTATCATAAGACGGTATGGTTTCATATTTTTCATAGTAGTTTTTAACACTAGCAACAACTAATCTCATATATTCATTATCAAAATAATTTGGGTCAATTATTGAAATAATACTTTCTGAAAATTTTTGATCCTCTATTAATTGTTTTACTAGTTTTATTTGGAAACTATATCCTAAATAACCTAAATTAGAACTTTCATTTTTCGCCATAACGTTTTTAGATTTGGTTATTAATAAATATCTTAGTTAAGTCATAATCACCATAATTTTTTGTATAATTTTTTTGACTTAATCCTATTTGTATGATTTCAATGATTTTAGGTATAATTTTTCTTATATCTACATCATATCTTACTTTTGGTGGAAAATCATTTCCTGTGAAAATCTTTTTAATTATTACTCTATTATTGATTTTTATTTGGAAAGTAAAAAAATCTTCATTTTCGTAAATGTCTCTCACTCCATATTCTTCATTGTTATTATTTTCTGCAAAATAACTATAATATTTATACAAATACTCATAAGTATTGTTTTTAAAATGTAATTTAATTACATTTACTACATCATCTATTACATCTTTTAAATCTAAAGAACTTAAACTTTCTCTATTAAAATTTTTTATTGGGAAATTCCTTCCAACAATAGGATTACCGTTAATCATAAATAAGAATTCATATGGGTAACTTTGATAACTATTTTTCATATTTGTATTCATTTTAAACTGTTATAATATTTTTTTTCTTTTTTTATTAATGAAAGAAATGGTTGTAGAAAATTTAAATACCCATCTTGTCCTCCAGGTATTGCCATCATTAAACCATCTTCCATCATCATTTTAATTACATTTTTAATTTCTCTACCTTCAGGATCAATTGTTGTTGACATTAAATAATCTAAATCTGATTTTGTGTTTTCTGTTATGATAGGGTTACTTAAATCAATTATCTTTTGATTTATTTCAAATATATTTTCTTTTTGTTTACCCTTAGTCACTTTATTTATGATATTATCTAACGATTTTAAATTACTTTTTCTATCTTTTTGTATATCTTTAATTTTACTAAAAATATATTCCAATGTCAAAGTTTTTTCTTTAATTTCGGGAAAAAATTTCAATAAAGTTTTTTCACTTACACCTGTGATACCTTTTATATTATCACTAACATCACCAGATATGATTTTAATTAGTTTTAAATTAGTATAGTGATGATTAAAATGTTCTAAATAATTATCTTTAGTAACTATCCTTTTTAAATTAATTACGTAAATACCAACTCTTTCTCCAATTAGTTGACACATATCTCTATCATTAGTCATTATAACAACTTTTTCATCATCTGAAATGTTTTTTATATAATAACCGATTAAATCATCTGCCTCAACAATATCATCACTATATTGTCTAATAAACAATTCCTCACAGTAAAATTTAACTCTTTCTTTTTGTAGGTATAATTCTATTTCTGATGGTGGTTGATCATTATAAAAATCTTTATCTCTATTTGATTTATAATCTTCATAAATGTCATACCTTAACCTACCGCTAAATTGTCCATCCCAAAACACATATACTTTATCAAACTTATATTCATTTATAAGTTTTCTAATCATAGTAAGGAATTGAAAAATACCGCCTATGTGAGTATCTTTATAATAAAGATCTTTTGCTCCATGATAGGCGGTTTTTATTAACGAATCTCCGTCTACAATAAGTGTTTTTTGAAATGTTTTTGTTTTTCTATTTGGGATTTTCACAAACCATCATTTAATGGTTAAACAGTCAATCATCAGAATAATCAACAGGAGATTCTATAAAGTTCTCCTCAACAACATCAAATGAATCCTCATCACCAACAGTATCAAACACTTCTGCCCAATAATCTTTGTTTTCTGATTTGTAATCATCAATTGATTTTTTATCATCCTCTATAAATCCGTGTGTAGTTGCTAATATTTTATTATCGGCATAACCTAAACCATTCATATGATTTTTATGGATACCTACTTTTGTTCTAATCGCAAAATTAACTTTTCTACCTTTATTAGTGGCAGAAAGTTTAGAAACTCCAGAACTTTTTTGGTTGCCAAATAAGAATACTAATGCACAAGAAAGATAAATAGAATTACCTCCTTTTGGTTGAATAGTAGGTTGTCCGAATGGATTATCAGGTAATGCCACCCAAGGCTGATTTACAAAAATCATAGTATTAGTATAAGGAAAACTTTCTTTTCTCGAAGAAGTAATTCTTTGAGCTAAACCCATACCCCATTTTTCTGAAATAACTCTTGCAGTATGTTGATTACCTCCTTTACCTTCAAAACTCATTTGACAAGGGATTGTACCTATTGAGTCCCATAAAAATACTATATCATAAGGAATTTCTCCACTTTTTTGGGCATCCAATACTTCAGTTACATAATGAAAAGCTTGTTCAATATAATCAAACCCTAACTTATATAAAAGAAAACCGTCCCAATATGCACTAACTTCTCCAGTTTTTTCATCTACCTCTTCAATATATTCAGCATCTAAACCCATTTGTTTAGCATGTTCAAAACTAAATTTTTGTTCAGTAATTATAAAAACAGGTAAAACATTTTTTTTCTGCGCATCTACCGCAGTTTTAATAAGTGCAGTTGTTTTACCAGTGTCCGAATGACCTAAAAGCATGTTTATCTGACCCATAGCAGGACCTGGTAATCCTGTAGACTTTTGGAAAGCTTCCCCTAGATCAAAGTATTTTTGTTCTTTATATTTATCACTAGAGGAAAACTTTTTTCTAATAGATGAAAAATCAGAAGCTTTTTTCTTTAATGGTGTTTTAGACATGTTTTATTATTAAAACGGTAATTCATCATCGTCATCTTCTAAACTAGTAGAATAAAAATCGTCATCTTCATCTTCGTCATCTGAATCATCAGTATATTTTAAATCTTTTGTTTTAAAAGTTTCTGATTTCATCATATTGATTTCTTCAGTTAAAGACGCAGTTTCTTTTTCTTCTTTGTCTTCTTCAGCTACAAATTTCTTTTGTTCAGAATCCCAAATTGGGGTTTTATTTGTGGCAACAATATCTAGATACTCTTGTGGTTTTTTAGAATAAACATCTCTATGTGTTTCTTCATTATTAAACCAATCATTTGCCTTTTCTTTGTCTTTTGTAAGAATAGATGTATCATCTGCCATAATAGAGTTAACTACACTATAACCTTTGTCGTTTTTACCTGTAGTTATGATAATATCTCTACCTTCTCTAGGGTCACTGATATCACCTTTTAATTTAAATAAAGGAATGATTTTATCCATAATACCGTCACCAGTATATTTATGTTTAAATCTCCAAAATTTAACACCATCTTCTTCATTGTCTCTGTCAATACCTTTAACAACGTAGAATTTTCTAGCAATAAATTCTTTTGCTAATTTTTTAGCCCTTTCAGAACCATCCTCATAAAGAGCGTCTTTTGCCTCACATAATGGGCAATGTTCACCATCGTTTAAATGGTTACAGTAAATTTTTTCCCATTTACCGTTAACTTGTTTTTCGTGATAATATACCTCAGTGAATGGACTACTTCCATCTTTGTTAGGTAAAATCCTAAACCTTTTAGTTTGGGATTTTACTCCTTTGGGTAATTTTTCACTAAAATACTTTTTAAGTCTGTCTTCATTAGACAACTTAGTAGTAGTTTTTTTATCTTCAGTATTTTTTTCATACTGTGATAAAATTGCATCTAAAGTTTTACTCATTTTTTATTTTTTAAAATTAATAATATACAATGATACTAACAAAATATTAAAAAGTCAATATGTATATAACAAAAAACCCCACTTTGTTAGTGAGGTTCTTTTTTTATATCATTTGTTTTAATCTTTTTTTTCTGAATAATTAAACGATGCCTTTATTTGATTCCTATCAAAATTATCGACATCACTTTGTCTTAAAACATATTCATTTTCTTCTTCACCTTCTACATCGTAACCATCTTTATCTTTCCAAAAATCAGTTAATTTTACACTATATGGAAAAGAGTCCATAGATCTAAGTTCTAATCTTTCAACAGGTGTAGGATTTCTCTTTTCTATTTCCTTTTCTAACGAATCTATCTTATCAATAACTTTATCCATACCACTAACTTGTTGTTCTAACTCTGATAATTTGGCAAGTAAATCCTCCATTTTATTACTTACATTATCTACAGATTTTTTTGTTTCTTCAGTATTATCTACAATATCTGTTACATCAACTTCAATAGTATCATCACCTTCATCCGCAAATTCATCTTCTATTTCAACTTCCTCAGCACCTGTTGTAGTTTCAGTGTCACCAGTAGTTGGTGCTTGTCCACCTTCGTCATCTGTAGTAGTTTCAGTGTCACCAGTAGTTGGTGCTTGTCCGCCTTCGTCATCTGCGACATCCATAAAAGGATCGTCACCTGCAGGATCTTGTTCAGTTAAAAAAGAATCATCTAATAATAAATCTCCATTTAAATCTTTTTCTTTTTCTTCTGGCACATAAAAAGTATATTCTAAAAGTTGTTTATACCTTTTTAAATCTTCAGAAATAAGTCTATTTTTATTCATATTTTTTATATTAAAAGTTGTCTACCATCGTTTGTTTTGTAAACTTTATTTACTCTCTCAACAATTTCTTTTCCATCATTTATCAAACATTCATCTCCAACACACTCTTCAGTTTGGTTTGGTTTGTTAGATAAAAAATTATCTAATTTAGATTCTAAATTTTCGCTATTTTTTTTATTTTTATTATCTTCCATAAATTTGTTTTTTATTAATAAATATCTACTATTTAAGAAAAATCTCTAACTATATCTATTATTTTTAACTCTTCATTTTTAATGATTATAATTTTATTCTGGTATTCATCCCAATTTATTTTATAATCTAAATGATTAATGTTACCGTTTTCTAAGTAATTAATTTTTTCAATTAATTTATTTAAGGCATTAATAGTATAAAAACATTCACCTTTTTTATGGACAATTACAGTTGGTGGGATTATTGATGTGATATCCACTCTACCTTCATTTTGTAATATAACTCTATATGTTATAAGTTTTTTATTTTTTTCTTCATAAGAATAAATAAAAACATTTTCTTCGTTTATTTTAAATCTTTTTTTTAAATATTTTTTAAAAGAATCTATTTTATCTGTATAAATAAAAGATGCTAACGTAATAATTTTATTAGTAGTTTCCATTTTTAATAATATAAGGGATTAATCTATTTTTATTTTTTATTTTATAAATAAAATCCCCATAATTATTAAATATCTCAGAATCTATCAAAACATTATTTTTTAAATTTTTTATTTTTTTAATAACTTTTTCCTTCTTATTTTCAAAATAACTAATAACATTTAAATCTATCCCAAATATTATATTATCCCCATAAACATAAACCATATTATTATCTGAAATGTATATATATGGATTAACTAGTGAAAATATTTTTTTAATTATTTTTTTATTTATCGATTTTTTACCATAAAGTAAATCTAAATATACATATGGTATGTTATTACCAAAAGTATTGTAACAAAATTCTTTGAAACCCTCTAAATCTACTTCAAAATCAACTTTCCTTTCCTTTGGTGAAAATGTCCAAAAAGTTTTTATATTTATTGTTTTATGAAGAATAGAAACTTTATTTTCATAAATTTTTTTTGTTAATTCCCAACCAATTATTATTGTAGGTAAATCATTGTCAATGATTTCATCTGAGTTAAACTTTTTAAATCCGTCTATACGAATTTCTGAATCTGATATTATATTTCCAAAATACATATTGCAAATATAATAATTTTTTTTTAAAATGTTAAGGTCAAGGATTAAAATAATTAATTAATGGGTTACCATTCTTATCTGTAAATATTGTTAACACTTTTTCAAAAGTAGAAAAGACTACCTCAATACCTTTACCATTATATTGGTGTGTAATGTCTATACATTTTTTATAAATAGTGGCAGAACCACTATTTAATGATGAATAATCGTAAGCACTTTTAGAATTTTCTTTTAGATATTTCCATATTTTTAAAGAAGTAAAAAACGCCTGTTCAGGTGTTTTAGAAAATTGTTTTGGGTCTATTTGTCCTAAATCTGAATAGATATCTGTGTATTGTTTTCTACCTACCATATAAAGGTATCCTCTAGGTCTAAATCTATAAGCATCACCCTCAAAAATATTATAATATTTAGTAGTAGCACTTAAATTAGCCTCTTGATCATTTAATTTTTTTAATTCTTTTTCTAATTTTTCTTTTTCGGTTTTTTCAGTTGCATTATTAACATCTAAATTAGGTAATTTATCATTTATTTCTTTTTTTCTGTTTTCAATCCGATCATTTATTAAAAATTCCTTCAAATCGTCATTACCTGGTAATAAATAAGAAATGTCATCTATAGTACCCGCAGTGAATATTGGTTGCACTTTTAAATATTTTTCATTAGATGTTGTAATGCCATAGTATTTAATTTTACCATTATTTATATCATTTTCAGGAAATCTTCTTATATAAGTTTCTTTATTTTCCGCATCCCATTTCATTTCAGTGCTTAATAAATTTTCGGAATTAGAAAAAATTGCTGATAATGCCATAGTCACTTGAGAATTTGTTACTATTTTTTCTGACTCTAAATTAATTCTGAAATAATCTATTAAGTTCCTTAAATTTTCATCAGTAAAACTTGTCACACCAATATTTTTAAATTTATCAATACCTGATTGACCATTAAAATTAATGTCGAAATCAAATTTATCGTTAGGGTTTAAAACACCAATACTAAATAATTCATTTTTATTATTTAAATTGGTAAACTCTATTTTTGGTGTTTCACTACTTTCATTTAAATCAATATCTAAATCCGCAGTTATTTCTTTTGTTGGGGAAGTTTTAAATCTGGATTGTCTAACACCATCAAAGCTAGTTGACATTTCATTTGGAGAAATGCTATGTGACACACTTGTTATTAAATACGCACCATTAAAAAATGGTACATTTTGTAAGTCAAAATACATTAAAGGTTGTATATTCATACAACCCATAGCATCAACCTTACAAGTATAAGATCTAGCTTTAAATAATCTTAATAAATCTGTACCCACATATGTTTTTTGAGTACCCCCTCTCTTATCAATAATATCAGATAATGCTGAAAAATATTCGCCAGTTTCTCTATGTTCTTGCTGACTCAAAGATAAATTTTTAAATACTGTTTGATTCTGGGCACCAAAAGATACTCTAAATGCCACTAATGATGTCTCATCTATACCAATGTTACCATTATTATCAATAAGGGCTTTATTGGTATCGGTTAAATCTGCTGGTATTTCACCAGTAGTTAAACTAAAACCATCGTCTTTAAAATAATAATTACTTCTTTCTCCTATATCTAATCTTTCTGATGCACCACCAATATATATACAACAGAATATTGGTCCTGTAGATTCATTATTTTGTAACACTGTTTGTGGTTGAAATATCTTACCTACCTCTTCTGCATTTTTGAAATTTATGTATGTAGGTAAAATTTGAAATAAAAAATTACTATCTCTTAATAATTTAGATATGAAAAAATAAACACTGGTGTTTAAATTACTACCCAAAGTAAGAAAACTTTTTAAATTAAAGGTGGCTTCATCACCAATAAATCTCCAACCTCTATCTATAAATTTAAAATAATCAAATAAATTTTTATTATTAGGATCACCACAAATATTAAATGATTTTTCTTCACTACCAACCCATTTATTATTTATATTTTTAAAATAGTTATATAACTGTAACTTAATAGGTGTAAGATTTTTTTTATCATTTTTAAATTCATTAGTCCCTTCTTCACCATTTTTATTGTCTTTACCAACTTCATTAAATTTTTGTTTAAAATTAGTTATATAACTCAATAAAGAATTTTTATCTACCACTAAACCTTTGTAATTTGTTTTATTAAACTGAATTTTAACTTTATCAAATATATCTGGATTCAAAAGAATTAAATCAGTTGTCTCTTTTATTTTAGAATGGACGTATGATTTTGCTAAATCTTTATCTTGTTTAGTTAATGTCGATTGAGTAATTAAATCGGGTACATATTTTTTTATATTTTTTTCAAAAGTACCCGTTAATGATGAATTAAAGTTTTCTGAATCTACCCAATTTTTAAATGTATTTATTAACTTATTTTTTACTGATTTTGGTAAATATAATAATTCATCTTCTAAATATTCAGACGCTATTTTATCTATTTTATTTGTTGATGATGCCGCCCTATATCCAATTCTATTTAAATAACAATTTGGTGGGGTAATAAATAATGAATAATCTTTATTATTTAAATTTGTTTTTTTAATTGGATCAGAAGTCACTAAAGATTCTTCATACCGCCATAGAAGTGCCCCAATATAATAAACATATAATTTTGGGAGGTTAATTATTCTAGCGCCATTAAAAACTAAATTATCAAAAACTGAATTTAAAAATCCTTCTTTAAAATTTCTAAATGGAAATGTTGATAATAATAATAGTGCCCTAGAATAATTAGAAGTTTGTCCTTCATATAAATCATTATCAGTCATTATATCACCATAATCTGTTTTTCCTGTATATGTTTTATTAAAATAAGTTGAGTTTATATAAAGACTATCATTAGTTGAACCAGTAGGATTTACATCCTCTAACCTACATTTAGATAAATCACCTAAAATTAAATTATTACTATTTTTTAAAATTCTATTCCCTACTTCTTTATACCAAATATTATATGAATTATACGTGGTTAAATTATTTGCACCTGAGTAGAAGTTTTTATAGAATAACTCTGGACCTTTTACTTCTTTATTAATAATGTTACCAGCATTAGGATCGGTTAATTTTCTATAAATTTCATCATCTTTAATTTCTTGAAATAATTTTTTATTATTATTAACAATACCTTTTTCATCAAATAAAATATATTCTATATCATCAGAAAAAATTCCACTAATTTTAAAATCCCCTATCTTTTGATACCCATTTACCTCACTTATTTCATACCCTATATTATTTTCAATAATAAAATCATTATAAAATTTACATTTTTTTATATTAAAAGATTCTGCTGCAACAACAGGTGTATTAGGATTATTTAATTGATTTTCAATTTCTATTAATAAATTAGAAATTATTTTTCTAGCTTTTTCTGAAAATATTGTTTTATTTGCAGAAATGGATTCTAACCTAGCGTATTCATCTATATTTCTTAATCCTGTCGATGGAGAGAACTTTGTGTAATTATTTAATAATGATACTCTAGTAAAAAACTTTTCTAATAATTCATTACCTATACTTTGTACATCATTCAGTGAATTTAATTTTATCCAAGGATTTACTTTATAATCTATTGGATTAATAGGAAACCAATTATCTGTATCTAAACCATTTTTTAAAACACTAGCTTTTGTGACATCTTCTAAAGTTTTTGTTTTACCAACAATATTTTCAAAAACTCTCTCAACAAAATCCAATTCAGGAAAATCTGAAGTATTAATACCCAAAACATCTCCCATATAAATTTCTTCTAAATCACCTTTATCTCCTTTTTGATATATTGAAGGCCAAGCAACACCGTCTATACCTGTTGGGACATCTGTTTCATATGTTTTTAAAATGGACTTTCTATTTTCGGCTTTAGTTTTATCTTCTGCCGCAACACTTATATCATATATTGTTTCTACCATTGCCTGAGTATTATTCGCAATAATCTCAAAACATTTACCAATGGTAGGATTAAAATTAAATTCTTTTCTAAAATTTTCTAATAATTTTTCGTTAATTTCTTCCTGTACAATTTCTTTTTGTATTTTCACTATTTCTTCCAAATCAATTATACTATCTTCTAATAACGCTCTTTGTTTCCTAAAATCTGCAACTAAAACATTTGATGTAGGTAACAAATTAGTTTTTGGTGAATAATAAATTTTATCTGAAATATTTTTTTTTAATCTATCTGTATTTAAATTATTATTTATGTCAGGGCCTTTATCATAATTTTTAAGTAAATTAATTTCTGAACCAGTTGTATAAAAACTTTCTAAAATAAAATCTAATCTTTTTGGATCTGGTTTTAAATTAACTCCTTTAGTTGGTGATACTATATAGTTCTCCCAATTTTCTTCATTAGTTATATCAAAAAATGAATCAATTAAATCCCTATCTTTAGTAGATTCAACTGTCTCATTTGTTTTGATTTTTTGTGTTTTTAAAATATCTTTTAATTTTGCACTTTCTAAGGTGTTGTTAGGTTGATATTTTATTCTTTGATCAGATTTTAAATATTCTTTATATTTTAAAATAATAGAATTTAAAGTAGAAATATAAGATTTAAAAGATGCCCTATTTATAGAATTAAAAACAACATAATCCCTTATAGATAAATAATTTTTATTTTTTATTAATTCATCGTCTTTTATTGGTGATGTATCAATAATATCAATTCTATTTTCTAATTCTAAATAAGATTTAGATTGTACTGTTTTTTCATCACTACCATTAGAATCACTTTTAGGTTCTTTTTGAATTGCATTACCTATAAAAGATTTAAGTGTTTTTAAAAGACTTAATTTACCATTTAAATCTTTTAGGAATTGAAAACTGTTTATTTCAGTTTTAATTATTTCTGATTGTACTTGTAACTTACTAATTTGTGTAAAAAAATCATCTATTTTTCTTATATTTAATTCACCACTATTTCTTAAATCTTCTAAAGTTTTTCCACCTAAATCAGAACTACCTATTTCAGATTTACTTTCATCAAATATACGATTTAAATTATTATAACCTTCAGTAGTATTAATTGTACCTATAATATTCCCTAAAACCATATCATTTAAAAAAGCCTGCTGAAAACCTAAGAAGTTGGCGGTAATGTCAAAATTACCTGTACTCCCATCAAAATTAGATGTCCAATTAATCATATGTAAACAAAAATCTACTTTTTGTCCAAAATAACCTTTTACCGATAAATTAAATACAGGGTAAGGCATTTTAAAAAATATACTATATGGTGATAATCTGTCTTCATCTTTAATTACGTCAAATAATGCACCACCCCTCACATCTGTAAATGTGATATCCACAGTAGGTACTAAACTAGAATTGTATTTAATATCTATAGATTTTATACCAAAACCTTCTAACACACCAGCACTTTTAGTGTCTGAAGCATTAAAACCACCTATGTTAGTCCAATCTGTAGTTGCATATGTTTTTTGTAAAGGAGGATCAAGCTTACCTGTTTTATAATCATATTTTATTTTAGTTGAGATGAAGTGTACCTCATCCTCAATACCATTATTAAAATTAATGGCATTACCTTCCAATGTTTGTCCACCATACGTAACTCTACTTCTAGGATAGGCAGAAAATTTAACATAAATGAATAAATCTTCTGGTGGAACTATCTCCATACCTGGCGGGTTTGGATCTACAATAAACGCTTTTCCAACTTTTTCAACTTTAGCCATTAAATTTTACTTTTTGATATAATAATTAATATATTTTTGAGTTTCATCTATATACTGTTGTATACTGTCTCTAAATGGAAAAGGTATTCTTATAATTTCACCATCAGGTATATTTTCTTCCACACCACCGTATTGTGGATTTGCCAACATTATTAACCATCCATGATAAGGATTATTGTAATATTTTTGACTTAATTTATCTAATCTAGAAAATTGTGATTCATAAACCACACTTTTATCAGATCCTTTAGGTGGAATACCTATATAAGGTAAAGGTAAATATTTACCATCAAATTTAAAACTCTGATATCTATCAAAATATTCTTTTCCCATTTTTATTAATTTAACCCATCTTTAGTGATAGTAAATGATTTATTTGTTGTTGTTGTTTTTTTATTTTTAGATAAGTAAGCAGTTACAGTAACTTTATCCGAAACACTTGATTTATATTTTTCTAAATCTTTCTCTTTTTGTTTTAAATCATTTTCTGCTTTTCTAATTTCTGAATTAGATACCGATGAAGGATATAATTGTTTTTCAGCTATTAAAGTATCTAAAAAATTCTTAGAGTCCGTAACCGCAGTTTCTAAGTCTTCTAATGTTTTAAAATCCATTATTTTACCTTCGAATTTAGGGAATATTGCGACATCAAAAACATCTGTTTCGATAAAAGATTCTGAATTATCTCCAGTTATTTCTTCTTTAGAATTTCCTACTTCTACAATTAATACTATTTTATTATTTTCTTCTGTTTTTCCATCTATTTCTTGTTCCGCCGCAGGTTTACCATTTTTTGTTTTAACAATAATAGATTGACCATCTTTTTTAGAAATTTCTAAAACTCCAGTATTTTCAGTATTTTTTTCACTGTTTTCATTTTTTTCGTTTTCTTTTTCTTGATCAATAATACCTTCTTTCTTTAAACTATTTATATACTTATTTAAATTTTCTTCCCCTACTAATTTTTTTTTAAATTCACCTAATTTTATACCGTCTACAACTTTTCCTGTTGAATCGTCTATACTGTCTGATCTAACATCATACATTTCAGTATTTGCATAATAATTAAATGAAACTGCGTTTTGTAACCTATTAAGTGGACCAACTAATGAATGACCACCAATATAATCGATAGATAAAGATACTGTTGCAATCATTGGTTGAACCCCTATACCTTCGGGATTAATATCCCATTGAGGCCCGTCATAAGTTATTGATAAACTATTAATGGCAATTTTTGTATGAAAAAAATCTCCTATACGTAATATACAAATAGGTGGTCTACCAAAAGATAGATTTTGTGGTTGAACCCCAACTTCTGTACCGTCCTTCAAAGTTTTTTTGTCATATATACTAGGACCCTGCCTCATACATTGATTTAAGAATGTTAATCTACTATTAAAACCTTCTGGTGTAATACTATGGAATCCTGGATGAAAATATTTTATTTTTTGTGAAATATATCTAAAATAATTAGGATAATTTTCATCTATAAAATCAAAATATACATTTTCATCTATAATCAAATTATCGATTAATCTTATATCTTCAGGATTAAAAGAACTTTCACCATCTTTCTCTTCTTCCTTAACCCCCAAATCTTTAGAGTTTTCTGTATCATTTTCCATAACAACCGCAACTCTATAATCATTTTCAGTGTCATTAGATGTTGCGATATTTCCTTTTACTTCCCAACTAATATTTAAAATTAATTTTGGATCTATTCCAGAAGATTGTAACTTACTTTCAATTTCAGATTTGACTTTATCTGCAAAACTTTTACTTAAATCTTTTCCATCTGTAATTGTTTCACCTAACAAGTTTTCAGTTGATCCATTACCGACCCAACCATTCAATGTTATTTTTACTTTTGGGTTTGTATTATTACTTTGTTTTTCTAAAAAAGTTTTAATCTGACTTACTATTGTATTTATATCAGGTTCAGATGGAGTTCGTTTAGCTTTACAATTTTCAGTCGCATCATTACATTCAACATCCTGTATTAATTTAACATCACCTTTATCAGTATCTTTTTCAACATCTACTCTTTTTTGAGGTTCTTTTTCTTTTATTTTCTTTTTAATTTCTTCTAAATCAGATTGAGGTACTGCACATTCTAACGCCCTTAAAAATTCTTCAGGTGTGGCACACCCAGCAAAAAATCTTTCAGTAAGATTTGTAGAATTTCCTCTATAACAATTAATAACTCTAGGATGATCCACAATTATTTTAAAACCTAATGAACCTGACCTACTAGAATTATTATAAGTAAATACAGGTTCACTTCTACCTATAAATTCATTTTTAGTCCAATTTGCAGAAGTACTATCATCAAAAGTTAACTCATATGGTGGAAACCACATTATTCTACCTTTTGTACCACTTAAAATATCTCCAGGACCAATTTCACTTAAAGGTAAATCTGCCAAATTATCTGCCCAAGCTAAATTTTCGATAGATAACATAAACTTTTTACGTGTTGTTGAAGAATCTAATATTGTGGGATGATACTTGGGAATACCATTTTCCATTAAAACGCTTTGAGATGCCCTATCTTTACTTACAGAAAAACCTTGTAAATCTACACTTGGTGAACTAAATAAACCAGTATTTCTTATTGCGTTTGCATAACTATATCTATCATTAACAGTCCAAACTCTACAAAAATTACCATTACCATCTATATCTATTAAATCTATAGTTTTAATTGCGTTACCCCTACTTATAATTCTACCTTGTTGTTTATCTTTAAAATATTTTTTAGTTTGATTAATAAAAACATCGTTCTGATTATTATTAACTAATTGTTGTGTTTTATATAAAAGTGTTTTTTCGTTAAAATTTTGTTCACCACCAGTTGCCCAAAAGAATTTATTTGGTTCACCTGATGGTTCACCTATACCTTCTATAGTAGTTCTTTTTGCGTTTCCAGATGTATCAGTTAATCCATTAAAATCTTCACTTTTGAAAGTTTGAGTTATTAGTTTCCCCCTATTAGTATTTTTTTCTGTACCAATATAATATCTTGCATTTAATCCCGCATCTGACGTACCATCCAATCTTCTATCTTCATACAATGGTCGATAATCATTTCTATTCATTAAATTAAATGCGAATGATACTTGTGTAACACTAGTTCTACTTAATAATGTATTCATTCTTATTTCAGTAGACATAGTTGGTTCAACACCTTCTTTTAAATCTAAATCTGATTTTAATAATTCATCACCTGATTTAACACTACTATTATATTCATTCCACCCAATTGCATTATTAGGTAATGTATTGAAGAATTGATCATTACCCCTTAATCTATTAACATAGTTATCTACTATATTACCAACTGGTTCTGTAATGTATCCTGTTTTTTTATTAGAATTACCTGTTTCTTCTGAAACTTGTGCAATTTTATCTATTATAGTTTTTTCTAATTGTTGACCACCTAACAATCCTAATGAACTTTCTCTTTGAAAATTCAAAGATTTATATGTATCAATAACATTAAATGGAAACTTTACTCCTTTTTGATCACCTTTGTTTACTAAAAAAAATTGTTCTTGATTATACGATGAAGGATAATCATCTCTTACCTTTTCACCAAAACCTTCAGGTAGTGGATAACCTAAATTAGGTGGAATAGTTAATTCATAAACTTCATATTGTTCATCTTGTGGAATAAATCTGTTTAGATTAACATTTTGTGTTGTTCTATAAAATGTACCTAAAGGAAATAGTTTTTCATTTTCATTATAATGAACTGGTATATTCTCATTTGCAGTACCATTTACAGGTACATTAATAACTTTACCAATATCATTTAAAAATGAAGTTAATCCTGCCTGAGTTAAAGTTTGATTTACAGGTGGTGGTAAATTTCTACTTAATAAACTATTCCTAAATTCTTGTGTAGAAAAAATACCTTTATTGTAATCTAATATTCCTGCCATATATAATATTTTCTTATTATATAAATATTAGATCAATAAAATTCTGGATAATTAAATAATATTATTTATATTTGTTCTTGTTTTAATATAAAATATATATTATTATTTACTTGTATTTGCAGGTTCTTGTAATAATAGGAAATTTATTTTGTAAAGTCAATAGTAAATTAAAAAAAAAATAAAAAATTTTTTATTTTATCCCATATAATCAGTTGTTTCTTTACTTGAAGGTACTCCGCCATTCCTAAATGTACCATTTAAATGTGAAATTATAGTTTTTACTATTTGTGGTTTTATAGATTCCATATCGATATTTTTAGAAGACCCATCTGGTGAAGTTATTTCTATTTTTCCTGATATATCTATTTTACCAAATTCTATTTTTGAAGTCATTGAAGTGGTTTCGGGTATTGTTAAACTTTTATCCATTAATTTATCTAAAGGTCCACCTTTTTTTGCACCAATAATATCATCTTCGTTAGAAAAACTTGTAATTTCTCCTGAAGATCTTAACATAAAATCCCCATGATATGGATCCGCACCACCAGTATTTCCTTTTCCTGAACCACCACCTATTGCATGAAAAGTCTCTTCAAGTTTCTTACTACTAATTACTAAATCACCAAAAGTTGTTATAACTTTATCTTTAATTTGATTTTTTAAATTATCCATTTCAGTCATAGCATCATCTATAACACTTTTTTCATCTCCAGAATTTTTAAACATATCATCGATGAAAGATTTACTATTATCTATAAAAGTATCTGATAACTTACCAACCCCATCTTTCATGTTTTGTAAAACAGGTGCAATTTCATCTGCAGTTAATTCATATATATTTGTTAAACCAGCGACTTTATACTTCCCACCCTCTCTCATATTATCAACTTGATCAGACATTTTTTTAGTATGTGTTGCAATATCTCTAAGACTTTCTTCAGATGTTTGTTGTTCTTTCATAATAGTTTCTGCCATATCATCAGTAATTTGATCTAAACCCAAATCACCAAATTCTTCAGTTTCTATAACAAATTTACCATCTTTAAATTTAGCTATTGAAGCCAAACTCTCTTTCATTTCATCATCACCTACCGATGTAAATTTCATTTTTATGTCCCCAATCTTAGCTGCTTGTCTGGACATTTCAATCATATTATCCACCCCTAAATTCAATTGTTGATCTAATGCCTGAAATTGCATTCTAGCTTCTGCTGGTAATTCATATTCACCAGTTTCTTCATTAAATTGAAGCATATTTTCAGTCATTTTAGAAATTCTTTTTGCCAATTCTTCGGGTTTGTTTCTAGCCTCATACATTAAAGTAAACGGATCACCAAAAGCTTCTGCAATATCACCACCTAAAAGTTGTAATTGAGCTGCAGTCTCTATAGCAGCATCTGGTTGATATAATTTATCTGCTAGTTGTAGCATACCTGCCATATCCATTCTCATTTTAACTGCCTGTTTTGCCATTTCAGTCATTCCTTTGACACCATTTTTAAAAGAAAATGTTGACATTGTTTTCATATTACTTTGTAATTCTTTTATTACTTTAGTAGCATTTAAACCCATAGATTGTGCAGATTTATAAGTTTCTAAAACATTTTTTTCCATTTGTTCAGTAGACAAACCCATTAACGAAAAACTATCCGCCATTTGAGCAGCTTCATTAGATTGCATATCCATAGCTTCGGTTAAAGAAGCAATTCTAATAGCGTCTTCACTAGTTAAATTACTCATTCTACCTGTGGCTTCACTTATTTCTGTGAATATTGTAGATAATGAAGATGCTTCCATACCCATTTCTGCAATTGCTGGCATAGCACCTTTAAAACTATTTTCCATGAATTTAGCACCTTTTCCAGTCATACCTATATCCACACCAATTTTTTTGTATACTTCAGCCATTTTTTCGGCATATTCATATTGTTTTTTTGAATTGGTTAAAAACTCTCTAAAATCATTACCAGCGGCAGCGATTTGGTTATACATATAACCAGTTGCGGTATTTATATTTTTAAGATTCCCTAAAAGTTCTTTTGATTGTTTTACTAATTTAGCAGTAACTTTTTCTTCCTCCTTAATAATTTCTCCTTTTTCAATGAGTAGTTCTCTTGTCTTCTCAAGTTTTTTTATTTCTTCTTCGTATTTTTTTATTTCTTCTCTATCTGCTTCTGAAGAAATATCTGAATCTTTAGCGAACACTTTTAATTGATCAACTAATTTTTCTAATTGTTGTTGTAAATCTTTACCCTTATCTCCTCCCATTTTAATTATCTATATATTCTAATATTTTACCACTCCAAACAGTTTTAATATTACTAATAGAACCGTCAGCGTTAACAACCCAAAAAGCGTTGTTTCCTTGTGCTTTTTTTACCTTTTCAGTGTCAAACCCCATAATATATCTATTAGTTGTACCTTCTTTTTGTACTAAAACTGTATCACCTCTTTCTCCATAAGTTTTTAATATTTCAAATTTTACAACCTGATCATCATTATATAATGTTGTAGTAGATCCACCACCACCAGGACTATATGTTACATCACCATTAAACTTAATTAACATGTAATCGTGAAGAACTATTTTTTCACCAACAGATTTATTACTTGAATAATCTTTATACTTTTCGGTTTCTTTATTATAACCTTTTATTTTATAAAATTGTTGTAAATCACTAATCATATCATCTATTAAACTTTCTGCATCCTCATACCAATCTTCTAATTGTGAACAAGATAAAGAGGTTTTATCCCTATCATCTTTCTCAATTATATATTTACCATATTTATTTTCACAATAATCCCAAGTAGATAATAAATCTTCTTGAATTTGTTCTGGTTGATCAGCAATTGAGGCTTTATATACATTTATATCCGCTTTACCACTATCCTCTTCTACATTATCATCAAATATTGTTAAACAATAACATCTACTATGTTCTACTTTTTTTCCATATCTTTCGGCATATTTTTTCATTTGTAATGCCGCACTAGCAACTTTTTTAATTCTACTTATTTGTCTAGGACCATATTTTAATACTTTCCCAGCAACTCTTATAGTTGTCCCCCTAGCTAATACAATTTTTTCTAAATCTTCTGCACTTATTTCATCACTAGATAAAAAATCTAAAAGTCCATCATCAGTCATAGATTCCATATCAACCACCTCTATTTCTATTTCATCACCTACTTTTACGTCACTTTTATATTCTTTAGCATCTTTTAATTCAATATAAAATTCAGTATCAGTGTTAGGAGGTAATTGATCATCTTCAACTACCGTAAACTTTTGTTTTTTTGTTTTGACTTCTCCATTAGAATCTGGTGTAACAATTATACCTTCACCTAAAAGATTATCAATAGACTCAGACATTAAATATAGTATGTCTAAAATTTTTCCGTTTTTTTTATATAACATGATTTTTCATTTATAATATAAATATTATAAAAACTATAAAATTTTATTTTTCTTTGTTTGAAATATTTTGTTTAATCATTATTTTTCTAGAAAAAGTGGGCATAATCATAATATCTGAATATGTATAACCACCAACTCTAACTAAAAAATTGATTTCTTTATGAAGATAAAGAAGATATTCAGAGTTCAGGCCAGAAAAAAGTCGTGTTGAATCTAAGAAAGGTATCTACGGACTCTCCCCCCTGAGTCCTAGCGGTAGTTTTAAAATCTAATCCAGGATTTACCTCTTCAATGTATTTCCTTAATGATCTAGAATCAATAATAGGGATTTTTTTTAATATATTAGAAATTTTTATTTTATCCCTTTCACCATCAATAGATTTAATTTGTTGTTCTAAAGTAAAAATTAATTTATTTGATACCCCATCAGGATTTCTTTTTAAATCTTCTTTTTCTCTAATGTCTATTATTTCTTCATCTTTACCTGTTAAAAGAGAAAAAGTAACTTTTTTATTTGATTTAGGTAATAAAAATTCAAACTCACCATTTTCATCTGGTCTTATAGTTAATTTTTTTTGTTGTAGTGACGATAAATTAATTACCCCTTCCTCAAACTCACCAGATTTCGAATTAAATACCAATTGAGTGTATTCTTCACCAAATGCAGTTACTCTTAAAAAAATCATTAAAGCGGTTCTATCTCCAATAAGTAAATCCGATGAATCAAAACCTAAATCCTTTACTTTTCTTTTAATTAAAATATCTATTATTTTACCACCATTAGAAATGTTAGGTGATGTTAGAATAGTCTCATCCATCGCAGTCAAATATTCAACCTTAACAGATTTCTTATTATTCTTATATAAAATTCCTTGTGAAGGTAATTCTATAATATCATAAGGTGTCCTATATTCTTCAGGAATAAAATCAGGACTTAATTCATTTTCTATCATAATATATAATATAAAAAACTTTTATTTATTGTAAATACTAAAAAATAAAAAAAAATTAATATCCACAATAACTTTTTTGTTTATCGTACCAATAATTAAAGGCATCGTCCCAATCCGCATCTAATCTATCTATTGAAGGGAAAATAGGTTCAAAGTGATCATCAAAAATAGAGAATAATTGTAGACTCCTATTAGCCTTATTTCTAGGGTCAGGACTAAACCATTCTTCTGTAACATCAACATTACATTCTAATTTAGCAACACCCTCAACCCATAAGTATTCCATTAAATTTTTTGATTTTGATGAATCTTTTCTATTTTCATCACACCATACCTCAAAATCATTAACTATGTTAACGTCAATCTCTTCTGTTTCTTCTGCACCTGTATTACATTTTGCCTCTACAACTACCATATCAATCCAATTTCTAAGAATTATAAAAAATTCATCTAAATTAGTAACTTTACCAAAAATATCTTGTCGTTTCATTATATCAATATATACCTTTGGATTTTTAGTATTGGTTTTATCTGAAACATTAACTGTAATATATCCCGCATCACCATAAGATTTTAATTCATCTACTCTCTTATAGGCTTCATTCTTTATCGATTCACAATCTTTTGTCGCAACAATATCTAATATTTCTTGATATATTTTTTGTACACGTTTCTCAACACAAGGTAAAGCTTGTTGGTTACATTTCATTCTAAGAATTTCTTGAAATGTCATAGGTTTACCTTCTTCTGTTAAATATCCTGCAACTGTTTTATCAGTTTTTGCCTTTTCTAAAATATCAATAACCAGTGATTCAGTATTTTCTATACCACTTCTATTGGCAATTTCTTTTAATTTTTCAGGACTCAACTTTTTAACAACTCCTTCATATATTTTCATAAATTTAGGATCTGCAATAATTGTTTTTAATTTTTCGTCATTATTACATTCCATACAACATTTTTCATTCCCACTTGTATCGGGAGGACATATTTTTTCTATTTGTGTTATTATATAACCGTCAAATTCCTGAAAAGGTCCTAAAATTTCACTTCTCCATATATCTTCTAAATCTACTACACTAGAAGCAAATGTCAATATCCCCCAACCACATTCCGCAAATCTTTTTATATAACTAGTATCTGTTACCGCTTCTCCACCACTACTTTTTTTCCTAAGATATATTGACTCAGGATCTAAATCTGCCGCTGAAATTAAACAATAAGTAGTGGCTAAAAGTAAAGTCGCCCCAACAGTTATATAAGTACCTATCATTATCTTATTTCTTAATAACTGAAACCTAGCCAATTTTTCAACCGCGCTTAAACCTTCATCTTTATTACCTGGTGCAGTAAAATCTAATCCTCTATCTTGTAAATATTTTTTATAGGAGTTAAATTGATTTTTAGATTTAAATTCTAAAATATATGTTTTACCATTACTTTTATTATGGTAAATAATAACATTCTCCCAATTTAAATCTTTAGTAGATAATTTTTCTAATTTTACCCTAATTTTTTTGTCCCCCCAAAACTTCAATTTATTTATAAAACTACTTTCCATTATTTTAAATTTAGGGTCATTAGAAAAATTATCTTTCAAAAGGGTTCTAAAATCCTTTCCGTCCCATTCACTCATCCCTATTTGTTCTTTAATCCTTCTCCAAATATCATAAAGTTCTTGTTCCTTTGGTGTACTACCATTTTTTAAATCATCTAATCTTTTAAAATTATTTTCTAATTCATCAATAGATTTAATACCATCATCACTTACAAAACCTAATATTACGTTTCTAAAATCATCAGGTTTATTTAATTTATTCCACATTTCATTTATTTTATTTAATTTATCTAAATGAAAATCTGTAATAACTAATTGGTTCATTAAGTAATTTAATTTAGTTAATTCATCTATCTGTGAAGGAGTTAAATTCCTCAAAACATCTGCAGGCATTTCCATAGTATTACCCATTATATAATTTTTTAAATTAACTCTATTTACTGAAATATTTTGTTCATCAAAATATTTTAAAAAAGTAGTGGTTAAATTTTCTGCAAAATTATCCATTGTTATTCTTAGACTTTTTGCATTTAATAAATTTTTAAGGTTTTCAAATGAACCACCTGATCTTATATTCCTTATCGCAGTATCATAATTATCGATTGCATCACCCATTCTTTCAGCACTATTCTCTAAATTTTTTAGAGACGGAGTGTTAAAATTAATGGATCTTCCTATATTTCTTGTCGATTTAATTAATTCATCACCAATACCCTCAACTATTAATTTTTTTAAACTTGTACTAACTTCATTGAACGTTTTAAAACCATTCATTCTCTCCATAAGAAGTTTTATATTATTTATATTCGACTCAAAATTTTTCATAACTATAACGTAATTTTATTTTTTATTAAATCATCTAAATTTATTGGTCCATTTAAAGATGAACCTAATTTCTCTTCAACAAATTCTAATATTGTTGTACATTCATTTGAGGAATCTTTTAATGATTCAGCTGTCCCACCATTTTCACTATTTAAACCTAATAAAGAAGAAAGATCTGCGTCTATTACCCCTAATTTTAAATTAGTTTTAATCGCCTTTTTATCTTTATCCATAAGTCTAACTATTAAACCACTAGTTAAATTTATTACACCTGAAGACTCATTCCAAAAACCTTCTATTTTTATTAACCTTAACCCCATACCAAACTCTTTTGTTGCACTATCATAACCGTCTTTAGTTATTATCATTTTAAAATTAGAAGAACCTATCGTAATATCTTTTTCACATGCATCATTATCATTTAACATATAATACATATTAAATCTATTATTTTCATTTAAACCTTGTTCAAAAAGATTCACTAAAAAAAAGTGATTTTCTCTACTAGTTTTATCTTTTCTATATATACCTAAATAACAACCGTCAGGTGATGTTCCAGATTGAAATGATAATTGTGTATTTGATCTGTATTTGTTGTAAATCTTACCTATTTGAGTATTTGGACCCAAACATAAATCTCCTTCATTACTTTGTCTAACAATATAACCTTTATCCTTTAAAAAATTAATTGCTTCAGATTCATTATCACATACTTCGTTAACTAAATTTCCATATAATCTTTCGTCTGAAAATAATGATTTCATTCTTTTTATTTCTTCATTTAATTTTTTCATACCCTCATCTATTTTTTTTGGAACTTGATTTCCTTCACCTGTCATTAACATATTTTGAAATTCGTCTATTTGTTCATCCGTCAATTCAGTATCCCCTGTAACTAATACCGCAGTTTTAACTATTGGTTTAATATTAGGTTTTGTCATAGTTTTTAAAACAACTATTTTATCATTAATTAAATTAATACCTTCCTGTTCTGTATAAGTTTTATTTAATATACCTTCTAAAATTGGATTAACTAAATCTATTACCTCTTTTATATCTTTATGTTTATATCTTTTACCATTTATCTGAAAAGCCACTTCTTTATTTAGTAATAAAGCTGCCGCTTCTAAAGATTTGTTAGGTAATTTTATAATTTGTTGGATATTAAGATAAAAATTTACTAATAAATCAGTTTCTTCTTTAAAATTTTTCTTATCTATAAACCCACTCTTAGATAACTGAGAAAATAAACTATCTATTTTTTCTTCATTAGAAATGATATTAGTAAAATCTGGACTAAGTTTAGAGTTATCTATCTCACCGTTAGAAGTAAAAACGCCTAATGGATCAAAACCAGTTTTATCATAAAGAGCTTTTAACGCTTTACCTAATTCTTCACTATAAACATACATACCAGCAAATAAAGATCCTTGTATAATAACTTGTTTAATACCTTTATTGTAAGCATTAACCATTTTACTTAAATTTTTATTTGACTTAGTATATAATTTTTCTAAATTAGCGGGTGTTTCTTTCTTTAACATTTCTGCAAAAACACCTTTTTGCATTTTATCTAATTTATTATATTCATTTGTAAATTCACCACCTTTACCAAATTTATTAATTATTTCATCACTATTAGCAACCTTACCAAAATTCTTAAATTGTTTAGCTTCATCAGGAGATAAAGTTCTTGCAAAATCTCTTAAAATTTGTCTACTTTTAATTGGGTCACCATCTACCATTTTTAAAGCTTTGGTTAATTCTTCTAATCTACCTGTAAATTTAGAACCATATTTTAATAATTTCCCTGCTTCTGCTAAACCACCAAATGCACCTAACATAGTTAATCCTGCATTTAATTTCCATCCTTCTTTACCCTCTATCACATAACCAGCCGCACTTATTGCATCAATTATACCACTAATTAAAATACCATAAGGACCAATTGCCAAAACTACGATAGAGGCAATGTCTGCAATACAATGCCAATCTTCAGCACAATCTTGTGTCCATTGATCAAATCTATCCCACCCACTTAGAACGTTACCAGTACTTTTACCACACCATTCTTCTATATTAATAGTAGCTTGATAATTTCCTTCCGCACCTTTTACCGTTACATTAGCATTCCCTTTTGGGTTAACACAACAACAAATAGCCCTACCACCAATAAATCCTTTTCTTTTTACACCACCTTCCACTTCTTCAGATTGTGATGGGTACATAAATATCCCACCATTTTTAGAACACGCTTGTTTCCAAGTAAAAGTTTCATTAATTTTAGCACCTCCGCCACCTGATCCTGGTGCCGATACAGGTACAGAATATGTTTTCACATAATAAACTGGATCTGAACATGCATTATTTAATTTTTCGGGAGTATTATTTCTAATAATAATATTATGTAACTCAATTTGATCTAACACTATCTTATATGTGTTATAATCTTCTAAGTATTCTTTGAATTTAGGACCAGCTTTTTGTAATATTTCTTTTTCTACTGAAGGGACATCTTTTTGGAAAGAATTTAACAGTTTCGCCATTTCTGGATTTTCTTTTTCCATTTTAGATAAAATGTTAAATTCTTTTTCTTTTTTATTATTTGTTTTCGGATAGATATTTTGCATTTCAGTATCAAATCCTAATCTACCCATAATTGCTTGAGGATCAATTTGTGTATTATATTCACGTATTGATTGATACATCTTAACCTCTAATTCTTCCATCGATCTCAATATATAAGATGGGTTAATACATGTTGATGATGATACCTTACCTTCTAATATTTGTTGTATTTTATCAGAATTGACAGTTTTAGGGTTAGTCCACCCAAATGTTTTATTTGAAGAATCCCAAGATTTTAATGTTTCTAAATAATCTTTATATATACGACTTTGGTTTACGTATTCTGTACCATACTCATTATATCCCTTTTTTTTCTTTTGTTCCATCCCAATGACATCCAAAACATAAAATCTACCTAATTTATTAAAGGCAACTTTCATATATTTGTTATCATATGGTGCGTTACTAGTTTTATCTAATGTACCAGGTAAACCATTACTTTTTAATGCTTTATTTACATCTTTAATTCTTTGAGGAAAATCAGGATCATTAACCCATAATCTAAATGCGTCAGAATCTTTTTTACTTTTTATATTTTGTTTAAAAAATTTTTCATTTTCCGCATCAATCCTTTTTTTTGCAATATCTTTATCTTCTACACTGGCAGTAGTTTTCTTACCTTGACTAGCTAATAATGCAATTTGTACATCACTATACACATAACTCCATGTACCGTCAGAATTTTTTTTCCAGCACAAACCTTTAGGAACATCTAAATAGTCATAATAAGCTGGATGTGTATATAATAATAAATGCTTATTCCACACAGGAGTATATCCTATTTGTTTGACAGTATACTTTGGTGGATCACTTTCATTTAAAAAAATCCTTTTATACTGATTTTCAGTTATAAAAATTTTTTTTTTCATTATTTATTGAACTCTAAATATGGGGTTATTTTCATCACCTTTCATAATAGAAATTTTATTTTTATCGACATCTAAATTAAGAGTTTTAAATATTTGTGTTAAAATATTATTTCTAAATATAAGTCTATCACCTTTTTTCTGTATGAATGTCATACCTCTTACCCCATTAAATTTATATTGATTTCCAGTTATTTTTTTAATTACCCCTAATTTAGTACCCCTATCATTTTTAACTATATATTTCTCCCCCTCAACTCCTTTAGATACTTTACCTTCACCTGTTTTATAATCACCTATTAAAGGATTACCTTCATCATCATTTGTATCTTGTAATTCTCTAACCATTCTTAGAATATCTTCATTCTTCTCAAATCGATTATAAAAATTAGCCATACATCTTTCTACTGATTTATAAGCGTCAGTCTCAAATCCATATTCTTCTAAATCACCAGGACCAGCACCTTTTAACCATGCTTTATACATTGCTTTAAGATGTTCTTTACAACTATCTATATTATCATCTATTACGTCTTTATCATTTTTAACATCTTGTTTAATATCTTTTCTTATACCCTTCCCTTCTTTTTTAGATAAAAAGTTCAATTCTGCATCTTTACTTATAAAAATTTCAACAGGTACACCTTTATCATCTTTGATAAATCTTTTTACATAGTCTAAATCTCTACCTGGTTTAGGTTTATCAACATAACCAACTTTCATTTTGATTTTTTCAAAAGACATTCGTTTAATATATTTTTTTCCGTTTATATCCTTAGTTTCATAAAAATCTAATGAGTCTGCCTCATCACCCTCTATCTCTTTTTTCTTATCATCTGTTAATTCTACAAAACCTTTAGGTATCATAGTGGTTTTATCATCTTTTTTATCTGTCGTACCACCATCACCCTCTTCATCTTTATCAGATTCACATAATTTTGGGTCACATTGATTAGTTTGTGGATCATATTTACCATATTTTTCTTTGGTTTCATCATCACATTGACAACCAGGATCATCTTCATTAAGATTTCCATACATTCTTTCTTCAGTAAATAAAGATTTAATTCTTCTTATTTCTTCATTTAAATTTAAAATTCTATTTCTCATATTTTTTTTATTATATACAATTATTCTAATAAATAAATATTAGATAAAAATAAAAAATCCCACCTAATGATGGGATTAATTATAATTCTTTTTAAAATATTTTAGAATACGTTAATCGCTCTATCAAAACGAAGCGTTGCCGTAATATCTGCCAAATCAGAAGAAGAGTAATCTAATGAACCAAAGTCCACATCATTTAACTGAGTACTTTGTAATATCCATTTTTGAACTACTACACCTGTTGGGTCCAACATTTCCAATTCTACATCTTTTTTGTAACCTGCAGCATAACCTTGTCTACCTGTTACTGATTCAGAGTGTAAACGAATCCATTCCATTAACGCTTGTGTAGCGGAAGGTCCGATTGGATCTCTAAATGTCACAGAGATTGATTCCCAGTTAAATCTACCTATTACATATGTAGAAGTATTTAAAAAAGGTATCTCCACCTCTGAACTCGTATATTTTGGTCGGCTAGTTGTAGATACCCACCATTCTTGAATCCCCAATTCATCTGGAAATCTCAAAATAAACCTATTCTTTCTTAGTGGTTCGTAAGGAACAGGCATTCTCATTAATAAATCAGCCATCTTAATTTTTTTTTAATTTTTTTTATTAGTTGTATTATTTATTATATAAATATTGTATTTTTAAAAAAATTTATTTTTTAATAATAATTCTTTTCTTTTTAGGGTTATTTGGGTCAGAGGTATCAAATATATTAAATTGTATATTTGGGTATTTTATAATTAATTTTTCTCTAATTAAATTCTCAATTATTTCTAAATTACTTAAATCATCATCACTATAACCAACACTAATACCCTCAAAATTAGGATTATCTATTATACCGTCTATTTGTTTTACTACCCTATCAACAAAGTTTTCGAACGCAACCTCTTTTCCTTTTTCAGGTTTACTTTCAGTAGTATCTAAATTAAAATTATCTAAAAATTCTTTTGATGAAACTGGATGATAATCTTGTAAACTAAGATATTCTTCTATAGATATACCTTTAAGATTTTTTTCCATTTGTTTTTTATTGCCATATGAAAAATTTTTATCTATAATTATTTTAATACCATCTATTAAAGATTTAGGTGAATTCGATCTGGCAGTTATAATAGAAAAATCTTCACCATTAATTAACGCTTCTTTAAAATCATTAAAACTAGGTGCATAATCTCTTCTATCTAATGCGTAATTAACGTCTTTAATAAAAGAATCATAATTTCTAAAATCTTTAAATGCATCATTTATATTATCATTTTTATATCTAAATTCCGAACCTAATTTATGTCTAATAGATCTAAATTGTTCCGTTGATACTGAAACTGGTACCCAATATATCCCACCTACCTTGTAATCTAAATGAATTCTTGTTGGCATTTTTAATATATTATCATCCCAATCAAAAGAATAAGTTTTTTTCAATGACTCTGTTAAATAACTTTTTTTATAGATAATTGATTCGTTTTTAGTTTCTTCTGTTTCATCATCTGATAAACCACTAGCAATAAATGGTAACAATGCAGGAAATCCACTAGAAATTAAATTATATGCCTGTCTATATAAACCCTTTTCCATTTTTTTTGCTTGTTCTGGATATATTTTTTTCCATTTTCTTTCTAATTTACCCAGTACTTCAAAAAAATCTTTAGGTATATTATTAACCCAACTATCTACACTCGATATTTCTTTTTCTAATTTTACCTCATCAGTAATATTTTTATTTAAAAATTTATCTATGTATTTTTTAAAAAATTCTTTTATTTTTTCTAAATTATTTAAATCTCTAGGTTTAGGTTCTTCTATATTTATAGAATTTTTGATTCTTTGTAGATCAATGTCCACTAATTTTTGTGATTTATCTGTACCCCTTAAATAGTCTACTAAAAATGTGGCAAATCCTTTATTTTTTTCTAATGTACCTAATTCTAATATATTTTTAATACTGGCAGTAAATTCAGCCTCAATTTCCTGAACATGAGACCAATAACTTAATTCTTTAGATGCGTCCATAACAATTCTTTCTATCTCTCTAATGTTTAAGTTATTCTCAATAAACTTTAAAAATTTAGCATCATCTAAATTATCAGTTTTTTGTTTTATTTTTTTATATTCATCGTTAAAATTTGACCAGTCATCTAAAGAAAGTTTTATAGCTTTAACTTTAACATCATCACCAAATAAATTTGTATTAAATTTAGATGTAACAACTTTTTTGGTAACTTTTTTAATATATTTTTCAGGAACAATTTTATTATCTTTTGCCCATGTTTTAAAATCTTCTATCCATGTATAGTCTTTACTGGTATCTATATTTTTTTCCGCACCAAATTTTCTAACTTCAGATTCCAAATTGTTTATATCGTCTCTTTGCCACACCCAAAAATCAAAATCATCAATTTCTATTTCTTTAGTCGGTGACATTTCTCTTTTACCAGTTAAATAACCCCAAGCTTCATTACCATCTTTAAAATAACCCGATTTATATGTGTAATTACCATGTATACTAGTTTGATTATTTTGTAAAACATGAGTTAATTCATGATAAATTACATGAAATATACTATTTTTTAAATCTTCTAAATTTTTTGGTTTCCTATAATCAGCAATTGCGGTTGGGTTAACTATAACCCATTGCCCAAAATTACCATTTATATCATTTACATACATTTTTACACCAAATGGAACATCATATCTTTTTAAATATTTACTTCTTAAATTTGGATCTTTTAATATTTTTTGATTTTTAATCCAATCCATTATAGATGGTATTTGATACCATTCCATGTTTTCAAAAGTCTTATCGAATTCAGATCTGTATAAATCTTCTAATTTATCATCTCTTATTTTTATAAAATCTAGCTCTTCTGGTCCTTGTTTGTTTAAAGAAAATTTTACATTTTGTCCATTTATTTGTAATGTCACATAAATTGGTTCTCCTGTATCTGGATCAAACCCCCAATCTTTATCAAAACCATATTTTTTAAAAGAAGCGTCTATAATGTCATATTCATCTTTTGGGATATCTGATAATTTAAGTCCCACAATTTGTTGAGGATCATTTTTAGGGATTTCACTTTTAGGTAAATCCTTTTCTTTTTTTGTTGGGTTTTTCAAAATCTGCCAAACTTCTTCCGAAGTTTTTTTACCTGATCCTAAATCACTTTTTAATTGTTTAAAACCTTCTTCACCATTAATTCTAATATATTCATTTAATTTTTCTGCGAATAATTTGTTAAAATTACTTTCGATATCATCTATTTTAGTAATCATTTGCCTATTTAATACTTGTAAACTAACAAGATATTCTAAATCATCAGTGTTTATTTTTTTTAAATTTTCACCAGATAATTCTTTTCCTTTCACAAAATTAATTAAATCGGTTCCAGAAATATCTTTTGTCTTTATATTTTTTAAAGTTAAATCTTTAATAGTATCATCCCAGTTTTTCCTAAATGTAGTAAATTCTGATTTAGTTATTAGTGATTCTATTTCTAATTTTTTAAAAATTAAATTTCCTAAGTCTATAAAATCATTAAAACTTTTACCAGCACCTTTTAAATTAATTTTTATATCAGGTATATTCTTAAAAATATTTTTACTAGTATCTAAATTTTTGGCAGAATCAATAACATCATCCAACCATCGCTGTTCATTTAAAGGTTTTTTATAAATAAATTCTTTAATTTTTTTAATTTCTTTTTCTGAAAATAATCTATTCATATTTATAAATATTTAAATAAAATAAAAAACCCAACTTTAAATTGGGTTTTAAAAAATTTAAAATTTTTGTTAAAAATTTTGTTTATTAAAAATATAATTATATATTTGTATAACATAAATCTTATGACTAAAATACAAAAAGAGGCAGAACTTTATAAAAATGTTTCTGATTCCAAACTTAGAAGAGTAATTTTAAATTATAAATTTTTGTCTTTATCTAATTCAAAAAATTTTAATTTTATTATAACATTATTATTTTTATTGATACCTTATTTTATAATATGTAAAATAAATTTATTTACTTTATCTTTAATAATATTGTCACATTTTTTTATTTTTTGGAAATACCTTTATGAGAAAAAAAACTGGAAAATGGTAAGTGACAAAGATAAAGTTGAGGTAGATGAAATAATTAAAATATTAGAATCATACAAAGAACAAAGAAAAACCCCTAAAAAATAGGGGTTTTTTATTATATTCCTGTTCTTCTGTATTTCATGTTTCTTCCACCTAACACTAAAGCTAAACCTGCAGCAACCATTGCAACTGATATTGGACCAGCATAGTTACCTAGACCTAACGAATCTACATACTGATGAATTTTTTGAGTTAACAAAAATTCTGACCAACCCATAAAAGAACCTAAAGCGGATACTGCACCTGTTAAAGCTAAACCTGCTCCTCCACCCATCATTGCCTTTTCCATATATTCTGCGTTCCTACCACCCATATTTCTAGGTAAATCTTCATTTTCTCTAAGATATCTTTCCGCTAAATTACTAGCATTAGAAGAATCTACTTTAGATTGTAAAATACTTACTTCAGTAGGATCTAATTCAGGTAAAACATTTTGTTCTAAAAAGTCAGCAATTAGCTCAATTACTTCACCTCTACTTAATTCCCCTTCGTCATTCATACCCATTAATTCATCTCGACTATAATCAGATAAATTTAAATTTCCAAATCTTGGGTGTACATCATCCATGCCACCCATATCTTCTTTAATTACTCTTTTAACTATTCTTCTTAAATCAGATTCAGTTAATCTAACTACTCTTCTTTTCATCTTTATAATTTATTTTAATTTTTTTTAGTAAATTATTCATAATTATTGTTTTTTATAAATCATTCCACCAACCTGGACCACCACAACCGTATTTTTTTCCACTTGATTTTTTAACAATTAAAAATATTATAATTATCAATAAAATCGCTGCGATTGCAATTAATACACTTGCAGAAATAGAAACACCTGCAATAATTATAGGGGCCAAATTTTCATTTATTGCTCCTGCAGATTCTGCTTTTTGTTTTTGTTGTTTAATTTCTCTTCTAAGATTAATTAATTCTTTAACACTTTTACCACTAACTGCATTTCCAAAATTTTTGATAAACTCTATCGCCTCTTCTTTTTTGTCGGCAGGTAAAGCGTTTAATGTTTTTGTAACCCAACCTGGTACTCCTTTAGCTGAACAGTATTGTGCAACATCAACATCTTTCACCACTTCATCAGCTTGAGCGGTTTCGTCTTCTTCTTTGATAACTCTTCGAACTATTCGAGTCAAATCTGACTCAGTTAATCTAACTAATCTTCTTTTCATCTTTATAATTTATTTTAATTTTTTTTATTTAATATGAACCTCCAGTAGTTCCAGGTACTTTAACTCTATCTCCATCTGAACCGCCCATTTTACCAGCAACACATCTAGAAATAGGTTCTATTTTACTAAGAATTATTTTTGCCGTTTTTGGATTCATACTCGTTCCACATTCTAATGCTTTAGTAACATCTTTATCAACAATCATTGTTACACACGCTTCAGGTATTTCAGTCAAATCTGTTAAAGTTGTATTTTCTTTAATACAATCAAGAACCGCAGTTTCTGGGTCAACACTTTCTCTTAAAAGTTTTTTTACAATTCTTCTCATATCTGATTCAGATAAAGTAATCGTTTTTCCGTTTTTTCTAATTTTCATCTCTTTTTATTTTAATTTATTTATTGGGGGATTTACCCCCCCCAATTTATTGTTATTATTTATTAATTAAATATCATCAAAACTTGCTCCTGTGTTAGTAATATTAAATTCTATCGAAATATATTCTAAAGATCTTGTTGGTTTAATAAATATTCTACCATTTAATTCATTTCTATCTATTGATTCTGGAGTATCATCTAATGTTACTCTAAAGTCAGTTAAACCTCTTTCTTTTCTAATATTATCTAATATTGGGTTAACTAAACTTAGGAATTGATTTCTTACTACATCGTCATTTTGTTCAAATAGTAGTCTGATAGAAACTGCCGATATAAGTTTTCTAGCCTGTAGTAACAATCTTCTAACATTAATTCTATTAAGAGCACTTTCTCTAACTTGTAATGTTTTGTTACCAAATATAACTACACCTACATCTGAGAATGTTGCCATAGGATTAATTCTTCCTTCATAAAGATCATCTCTATCATCTAATTTAAGTTTAACTCTAGCTTTAATTGCCGTAGTTGTACCTCTATTTAAACCTGCCGCTGCGAACCAAGGGAATGCTACGTTATCAGTTAATGCGATGTTTCTTACAACTTCTACTGTTGGTGGTAACCATACGTATCTATTGTTTTCTGTGTCATTCATTTGTAACCAAGGCCAATATGTGGCAGAATAGTTAGAATCGATTCCAGAATCCTCAATGATATCGACTGCTTCACCTGGAGTTAATGCTACACCATCTACGTCAACATCAGGTGTTGTAATAATATAAAGTGAATCTGCTCTATCAGTTTCAACCATATCAACCGCATTTTCAATCAAACTGATATTGTCTCTTAAATCTATACCTGGTGTAGCAAATACATTTATATTTACCGCTTCAGGATTATTATAAGTATAAATACCATTTAAATATGCGTAATAGTCAGAAGTAATTCCATCATCACCTTCAGAGGTGATAAATGTATTAAATATCCCTTTAGTTAAACCTAATGAACCTTTAGTCCCATTCTTAGTATAAGAATCTCCGTTAGTTCTTTTAGTTCTATACTCATCCCAACCATCCCATCCACCAAAAGGTGCAAAAGTGAATTTTCTTGCTGCCACTTTTTCATAAGGACCACCGATTAAAGATGCGTCAGTTGTAAAAGCTGAAATACCTACCTGTAATGTTGGGATATAACTTTGATCACCTAAATCTATTAAAGAGTTAGTAGCATTAACATCTAAATGGAAACCATCTGTTTTTCCAGTATAAACACCATCATTAACTGCATTTAAACCTTTATAATCAAAGAAGTCTTGATCTACCCCAATATCACTATTTAAACCTAAATATGTTTTTCTTAATTTAGATGTATTGAAATCAGAATATTTAGTTTTATATTCGATTTTTGGTGGTAAAGCAGTTCTATTAGAACCAATATAAGTTCTATTTAAAACACCCTCAAAACCTGCTGGAAAATGGTTAGCCAAATCTGGATCATTTCCATCCCACAATTCTACCATTATATATTTACTTCTTAATGGAAATTCACCATCTGTTGTACCAATTTTTCTAGCAATAAATCCAATAGAAGCACTATCCATAGAAAGTGAAGAGAATTTCTCGACAACACTAGGATTAGCATCTGTATCATTAAATTTTCTAACAATTAAATCAAAAGTTTTGTTATCTGGTTGAATATTTAAAATTGAAAATTTAACGTCTTGATTCGCCGTATTACCATCAGATATTGTTACTAATCTAAATAATCTTTGTAATGTAGAACCTACACCAACACCTTTTACTTCTGAAAGAACCCAAGGTGATGCAGCAGTTTTCCAACTTTCTAAATAATTATTTAAGTTATTTGTGATTGTATAATCGATGTTAACGAATGATACATCCAAACCTCTTACTTTGTTAGCACTAATTAAATCTTCTAAAACATTATTATAAATCTCCTCAACCCATAATTCAGTCTCTTTATCTTGTGTAGATTGCCCAAATACTCTAGGTAAGAAATTCTTTTTAGTTTTGTCCATAGAAACCTCATAATTGAAGTTATCTCCATTGTATGTAACACCAGATATATTAAATGAAGCCAATGCATTTGATGGTAAATTGGAAGTATTTGTCATTAATGTATCAGTTACTCCCGTTACATAATATGTTAAATTTTCTAATCCATCGTAGAATCCTCTAGATCTTAAAGTAGCGATAACACTACCATCTATATCTGTATAACAACTAGCCGTATAACTAACAACTGTACCACTTGTAGTACCTGTTACAAATCCTGCTGATGCATTACCTTCTGAAATAACTTCTAAATCAAATGTTGCCCCACTAAAATTACATCCTGTTTTTACATAATAAGGTGTAGTTACATTTATTGTATCACCTGTATTTAATAACCCTATATTCGAAAAGAATCCATTAATTTGGTTATCATTATATAAAGCAGTTAAATTAGGGTCATTAAAAGTAATAGTTACTGGTAATCCCGCAGTAGTTGCAGAATATGTCATTAAAACACCATACGATGTAGTATTTGTAATACCTGTAGTAGAAGGATCTGCAGAAGAATCTAATGTGATTGACCATGCATTTCCTGCCTTATATCCCGATAAACCTAAAATTCTACTAACGTATAATTGATTAGTTTGTGTTAGGAATGATTTTGCAATGTAATTTAATTCATATTTATTGAACCCACTAGCTTTGAATTTTTCGGGATTTAACCCACCAAAATAACTAATGAATTCATCGTAATTAGATATGAAAACTGGTTCAAACGCTGGACCTTTAGGTGTTTCACCTAATAATCCTAACGTAGTAACCCCAACCTGTCTAGTTACAAATGTTAAGTCTTTTTCTGAAGTAAAAACTCCAGGACTCACAAAAATTCTGTCTGTTGATGCCATTTAATTTAATTTATTTTTTATCTTATTATTTATTAATTTCTTTAAATATAAATATATTGATTTTTTAGAAAAAATATTTTTTGTGTTGTATAACACAAATTTAGTATGATTTTTATATTACTTTTGTCATACTTACATATTTATATGGTATGAAAAGAGATAAGAATTTAAAAATTACCCCTATGACTCATAAAATTTTAAAAGATTATTGTGAACAAAATGGTTTAAAGATGTTTTCTTTTGTAGAAAAATTAATAAAAGAAAAATGTCTCAAACCTAAAGATATATACGGTGAATAATAAAATTATAGTATTTTTAGTTATCGTCCCTAAAACTTTTGGTTCTAATTGATACATTCCTGATATTAAACCAATATCAGTTATATTTATGGATGATATGTATGAAAACCCGTATGTTAGAGAAAATGGTTGGGATCCTGAAAGTTGTACCAATTTTAACCAATTAGAATCATTAATGAAAAATGATTAGTAATACAATTATAATTTATATAACCCCTCTACCACATTTTTTTCGGATTGTTTATATTTATAATTAAACAAAATACTATGAGAACAATTAATGAATATAAGAAAAGATTTTATCAATTAATTGAGTCAACGATCGGTGATGTAAAACCATTAATCGTGGAACAATCAACAGGTGATACATTTT